ATGGAAAGACATGTATTTAAACGTAAAATTTATAATGAAATACTTGAATGGAAAATCAACCGAAGCGACAAATATGCCCTTCTTGTGAAAGGTGCCAGGCGAACCGGCAAGTCGACGATTGTTGAAGAATTTGCTAAAAATGAATTTAAATCATATATCCTGATTGATTTTGCGCATACAAGCAAGGATATTATTGCTTTATTTGATGACACATATGAGCTTGATTTCTTCTTTTTACAGCTACAGCAGTTAACCGGTGTGAGATTATATGAAAATGAATCCGTTATAATATTTGATGAGGTCCAGCTTTTGCCAAAAGCAAGACAGGCAATCAAGTATCTTGTTGCTGATGGCCGATATAAATATATAGAAACAGGTTCATTGATTTCGATAAAAAAGAATACGATGGATATATTAATACCAAGTGAAGAGCATAAGATATCTATGTATCCTATGGATTTTGAAGAGTTTTTGTGGGCAATAGATGACGAAATCACAGCAGAGACGATTAAACTACTTTTAAAAAATAAAAAAGCAGCAGGAAATGCGATGCATAGAAATTTGATGCGTAAATTTAGATTGTATATGCTAATCGGAGGAATGCCTCAGGCTATTGAAGCTTATCTGGAACATAATAATCTTCAGATTGTGGATGAAACGAAAAGGGAGATTGTTGAGTTATATGAAGAGGATTTTACAAAAATAGATGGAACCGGACTGGCAGGAGATATATATGATGCAATTCCGGCAAGTCTTAGTAAAAATGCATCAAGATATGTGTTGTCAAAAGCGAGAGAAGGGGTACGTGCAAAACAAGTGAGAGATATATTACCTGATATACTCAGCTCATATACTGTAAATATTGCATATCATGCAAACAACCCCGGGGTTGGAATGTCTCTGGAAAAGGATATAGACAGATACAAGCTATTTACATCAGATGTTGGACTGTTTATTACGCTTGCATTTAAGGATAAAAAATATACGGATAATATAATCTATAATAAGCTGTTGTCAGACAAGCTGGAAGCAAACCTGGGATATGTTTATGAAAATGCGGTAGCACAGATGTTGACAGCAAAAGGAAACAATCTGTTTTATTACACAATGAAAAGTGAAACTTCAAATCATTTGTACGAGATAGATTTCCTGCTATCAAATGGAACTAAAATTAATCCTATTGAAGTGAAATCCGGAAATTACAGAGAGCATAAATCATTGGATGCATTTTGTGAGAAATTTAGCAGCCGAATCAGAGAAAAATATGTTGTTCATACAAAAGACTATAAATGGGAGAATGGGATAAATTATCTGCCTGTGTATATGATACCATTTATTGAAGGAGAATAAAGGATTTGCTTTAGCTGAAAGTGTTGATAAAATCGTACGAAATACGTAAAATAATGGTACGAAGAAAGGAAGTAGCAAAATCATTGTTTGGAATATTGCCAAAGGAGGCAGATATAGAAGTTGCAAAAGCAGAAAGGCTTGGTGAAAAATAGATGCGGTTGTTGAAAAGCTTGATGATGAGTATGTTAAAATTATGTACAAATCTTCCTTAATGTGGTACACTATATAGTTGTATCAACAAACATCCGATACACAAAATACATATGAAATCAATTTAAAGGAGATATATATACCATGAAACTCGGAATCGTTGCTACGAGGGGTATTTAACATAGTTCATTATATCCTCATAAACCGCAACATACCTCAATTTTACGATGTTTCACATGAAATCTTAATTTTATATAATTCGTTATATATTCACATAAATAAACAAAAAATGGTACACTATTGGTACATGAATGGTACATGGAAAAAACCTTATGCATGACAATAATTAGAGAAGAACATGGAAATGCTCTTCTCTTTTTTTATGCCACAATTTAGGCATAAGGAGATGATGTTATGTTTGACGATAGTGTAAGAGAAAAAATATTTGCAAAAAGTGAGTTGCAAAAAATCGACCTAATGACATTATCTCTTGTCATTAAAGCAATCGAAGAAGTTTTAGAGGAGGCAGACAATGAACAATCCTTATCAGGCACCTATGATGAATAATCCTTATATACAATCTCAAAATCCATATATGGATAGAATGAACTTCTTACAAAATTATCAGCAGAGCTTACAACAGCAGCCTATGCAGATGAATCAACAGCCTATGCCACAGCAGATAGCAGGCATTAACGGTAGGGTGGTACAAGCAGTTGAAAATATTAATGCTAATGAAGTGCCTATGGATGGCTCAATGGCATTTTTCCCGAAGCAGGATATGTCGGAGATATATGTTAAGGGCTGGAATGCTGACGGAACTATCAACACGATTGTGTATAAGCCTTATGCAGCCCCTAAAGATAATCAGACGGTAAATTCTATGGTTAATACAGAAAATGCTAAATTTACCCTATCAGACGAAAGCACACAGCTATTCCTGAATAAGTTTGAAGAATTATCAGAGAAGATAGGACAGCTAGAAGATAGATTTGATAAATCTATAGGAACGCAAAGAAAAACTTCACGAACGCAAAAGGAGAGTGAGTCTTAATGAATCCTATGCAGATGTTACAGGGCATGAGAAACCCACAGCAACTTTTACAACAGATAGTGGGGAATAACAGTGTAATGAGCAATCCAATGGCTAGAAACGCTATGCAGATGGCTCAAAAGGGAGATTCAAAGGGTATCGAACAGATGGCTAGGAATTTGTGCAAAGAAAAGGGAATTGACGCAGATAAGGCTTTTGAGTCATTTAAAAGCCAATTAGGAATGTGATACTAATTCTTGCAAGATTATGTATATAAAAATAAATTATGGAGGTAAATTCTATGTTTAACACAGGTAATTGTGCATCCGTTCCGCTTGTTGCGAACATTGACGGAAACGGAAATAACAACGGATGGGGCGCAGAAGGCTCATGGTTATGGTTTATTATCGTTATCTTTGCTATCTTCGGATGGGGTGGATTCGGTAACGGATTCGGAGGAAACGGAATGAATGGCGGTGTCGGCAGTGAAATTCAGAGAGGTTTTGACAACCAGACAGTTGTCAGTAAGTTAGATGGCATTTCCAACGGACTTTGTGATGGCTTTTATGCTATGAACAACAGTATGCTCACAGGTTTTAACGGTATTAACACAAATATTATGCAGACAGGCTACGGCATCCAGCAGGCTATTAACGCTGATACAGTCGCTAATATGCAGAATACAAACGCTTTACAGTCACAGCTTGCTAACTGCTGCTGTGAGACAAGAGAAGCCATTCAGGGCGTAAACTACAATATGGCTACTAACACTTGCGCTTTGCAGAACACAATGAACAATAATACAAGAGATATTATTGACAGTCAGCAGGCAGGAACGAGAGCTATTCTTGATTTCCTGACTAATGACAAGATAGCTACATTACAGGCAGAGAACAATGATTTACGCAGAGCTGCTTCACAGGATAGACAGAATGCACTTTTGACTACCACAATGGCAGCGCAGACAAATCAGATTATTGATGCAGTAAGACCTACACCGGTTCCATCATTCCCGGCAAGCAACCTTTACGGATATGCTTACGGATGTGGTTGCAATACCGGATGTGGCTGCTAAAAGTAGCAGCTAAAAATAGCAGCTACACAAAAATAAATAATTGAGTATCTTAATTGAGTTTAACTCAATCTAAACCGATTAAAAACCATTTTTAGTCGAGGATTAGTCCAAGTTTAGTCGAGAGTTAGTCGAGATTATGTCTGCTAATCAGTATTACTTGATGTTACCGACACAAATGTCGGGAAGATAAAGGGCAGACTATAATGTTTGCCCTTATTTTGTGAAAGAGAGGTAAAGATAATGGAAATAACAGGAATTGCATTACAGACTGTTTCAGCCGGAGAAGATGTGGCATTTACAGAGACAGCCGTAAACGGAACAAAATGTATCGTACACAGGACCGGTAGCGGAATTATCAAGTTAAGAGGTATTACAAATCAGTGCAAGGCTAGATTTTTAGTATCGTATTCCGGCAACATTCAGATACCTACAGGTGGCACAGTAGAAGCTATTTCACTTGCCATTGCAGTAGACGGAGAGCCTTTACAGTCAACAAAGATGATAGTTACTCCGGCGGCAGTCGAGAATTTATTTAATGTCTCTGCACAAGCCTACGTGGATGTGCCTTGTGGCTGTTGCAGTACTGTAGCAGTGCAGAATACATCTACACAGGCCATACAGGTGCAGAATAGTAACTTAATTGCTGTCCGTGAAGCTTGACAAATATTCAGTAATAAGTCTTTCTAAAATTGTTGAAACAGAGAGATGCTCTTTTATTGCTTGTATTTTGATTTTTTCAAGTAGTTCTTGGTCGATTGTTGTTGTAAACTTAACTTTTTTCATAATTAATAATCTCCTTATTGATTTTGAATTATTGTACCATAAATACGTATTGACGTAAAGTAGCAAAATTGATATAATATACGTAAATAAGTAGATACGTATAAAAGGAGGCTTATATATGCCAAGGTTAATAGACATGATTGGCTACGAAAATGAATATCTGAAAGTAGTGGGAAAAGCACCTGAAAAAGTATATGACAGCGGAACGAAAGTTTTTCAATGGGAATGTATTTGCAAAAATTGTGGTAAACATTTTAGCGTGACAGGGAGAAATATTAGAGAGAAAAAAGTTAAAAGTTGCGGTTGCCTAACATTTGAATTAAAAAGCAAAGCTCATAGAAAGCATGGAATGTTTGGAAGTAGACTGTACTTGTCGTGGGCGCATATGATTTCGAGATGTTCAAACAAAAACGACAGTGCGTACAAGAATTACGGCGGTCGTGGGATTAAGGTCTGTGACGAATGGAAAGAATCGTTTGAAAACTTTGAAAAATGGGCTTTGGAAGAAGGATACAGTGAAAAACTTACCATTGACCGCATAGATGTAAACGGTAACTATGAACCAAGTAATTGCAGATGGGCAACATATACAGAACAAGTACGAAACAGAAGAAGCACGGTTATCGTAGAGATAGACGGGGAGAAAAAACCATTAGCAGAATGGTGTGAAATTTACAATATGAAGTATTCTTTGGTTCATAAAAGGATATTTGGTAGAAATTGGGAACCTAAAAAAGCGTTAACAGAAAAAGCAAGGAGGCAATATTATCATGCATGTAAAAAGAATTCATGAAATGTTAGAGCGTATTACAGAAAAAGCATTAAATGAAATGGGAAAAGGAGTGGAAAGCATTAACACAGAAGAGTTTTCCATGGTGACTGATATGATTAAGGACTTATGCGAAGCAGAGTACAAGGCTGTTATCGTTAAGTCTATGAAGAAAGCTGACGAAGAGGAAGAAGAGTACAATAAGGAACTGCTTAGAGCCTTAAAAGACGAATACGGAGAAGAGGGTGGCAGAAGATACTATGACGAATACCGCTATGCAAACGGCAGATTTGCGCCAAAAGGTAGGGGAATCCGCAGAGGATATACTGAACCACCATACTATCACATGCCGCTAAATTACAACGACATGGAGTATATGCGCGACATGGATAAGAGCCGAGGAAAGATGTACTACTCTGAACCGATTGCACCACATGTGAGTGAAAGCAATTATGACAGAGCAAAGAGACATTATACCGAGACGAAGGAAATGCACAAAGGAGCCTCTACGGAGGACAAAGAGCATAAAATGAAAGCCCTTGACATGTATATCCGTGAATTGAGCGGAGATATATCGGAGCTTTTAAACGATATGACGCCTGATGAACGTAACCTTTTGCGCACGAAGATGAGCAATCTTGCGTCAAAACTGTAATTATTAAGGCTATGGGTAGTAATGCTCATAGCCATTTTCAGAGGGTATAAGCATGGATATAAGAGTTAATGATATATTGTGGCATATACAATTTAAAAAGCCAATATCGAGCGAATTAAAACGGTCAGATGGCACAATAAGTTTGGGAGTAACCGACAACACAACTAAAACAGTAACGATAGCTGATAATGTGTCTGATTACATGACCGATAAGATACTATGTCACGAACTGGTGCATGTGTACTCATTCTCATACGGCTGTGACATCGATATAGAGACAGAGGAAATAATCGCAGACTTTATGAGCCTGTACGGACGGAATATTGTATACACGGCTGACAAAATATTTGATTTATTGGAGCAGAAATATGGATAAAATAGACAGACTATTAGAATACATACACCGGACTAATCCGGAAATGACACGGCAGAAATTGATTGAGGAACTAAGAGAGAGCGACTATAGTTCAAAGAGTATTTATTTTTTGGCAATTCAAAATTCAAAATCCTAAAAAATCCTAAAATATTTTGATACCCCCCTACCTTTTGGTTTTTTCAATTTCAAAAATCCGTTCGCAAAATTTTACAAAAACTTGCCGAGAACTTGCAAAGAATTCGTCCCGCGCTTTAATTGGATAAAGTTTTCTGAAAATTCAAACATTTTCCGTGAGTTGGTGCGCCTGACTTGTAACAACTCGCACCCGGCACGGCTTGACGGCTCGAACCTCTACAGCAATATTATAAAGCATTGTAAACAGCTTGTTTTGTGGCTTATTTTAGCGCGCTCAATAAAATCCATGTTAGCACGTTTAAAAGCCCTTAAAACGTCAAATACACGGCTTTAAATGTGTATATCATAAAATCATAGAATATTTTTGTTTATTTGTCAATGTACATATGCCCCGGAACTATAGCCGGACAACTTGCGACAGCTCCAACGGCTGCACGCTTGATTTTTGGCACGCTAAAAAGGGATATAGAATATCCCTAGTAGTAACGTGTGATATATTTTCCGGCCACGTAGTCACAAAAAAGCGTGACCGGGTGAACGTGCGAATGCTTTTCAACAACTCGTAGCCATTCGCCAGACCTCTGGACTGTAATTTTTAGTTCGTGCGACTCCATCCACTCAATGCAGTCATACTTGATATAATCAAAGTCACTTATTTTTGGCATTTCGTAGCCTAGCGCCTGAACGCGCTTATATATTTCCTTTTTTCCCAGATATTCATATTTTGACATAATACGCCCCCCCTATCTATAACAAGCCTTGATTATTGGGCTTATATAGTTCTCATGCTGTAGATAATTAATAAAAGCCGTCCGCCGGTATTCTTTGCCACTAATGAGTGACAAAACATCGTCACACGTGCCATGATCCGCGACAGCTCTAAAAATGTTTGTTATCGCTTTGCGCGTTTCTCGCTCGCTTTCCTGGTAGTCTGATGCGCTTTGATATTTGCCATTGTAGCGCGCTTTTATTTCACACTCTACAGCGTCAAGCGTGGTTAGTTCGTTATCGTTCATCCATCAACCCTCTTTTCCATTCGTGCATGGTTTATAGTTGCTTTTTGACCCTCTCGCGGTCTGCCGTGCGGTAATCTGTTTTTATTAGGTGGTAACGCAAAGCACCTACAAAGGGCGCACAATTATTTGTTCAGATATTGCCCTCTTGAGCCTGATATAAATATAAAGGCATTTATAAGACCTCTTGGCGCGATTATTTACCGGACGCGCGGACGGAGTGCAATATATACAGCCGTAAAGCCGTATAAAAGCACCTATAAAAAATATTGAATTGATTAATATAAAGCCTGAAAAGCCTTATATATAAAGCTAATAGCCGGAATCGAACCGGCTTAAAAATCCCTTGATATTAGCTATTTAATAAAAAAATAAAAACAATCCGCCATAACCAATTACAAGGCATGACACGAAAAGCCCGAAAGCCTTTAAAAGCTCGATAAAATCTCTCATAGTTGCGCCCTCTCTAATATGCTAATTGCTTGCCACAAATTGGACAAAATTTGATAGATTGCATTGCACTATGTCCGTTTATGGTCTGACAAAAACTAACGCTTATATCATGCCTGTATATTTCCGGCATAAATTCAAGTAAGCGAGTACCGCCCGGCGCGTATTCATCGCAAACATGATAAAAGCCTTCTTCACCGTCTTTGCTTTTATAGAATTTTGCGCCACTGTCTACAATTTCGTAATTCTTAAAATTAATTCTTGATTTTTCTATTTTCCCCACCTCTTTAATATAAAGCCGGTGGACTCGCACCGGCTTAAATTCTAATTACTCGTTGTCGTTATCAAAATCTAGTTCGTCGTTTTGCTCCATGCTGTCAAGCACTTCACTAATTGCACTTGATAACAAGTTACATCTAATTGTCACATCGCACCATTCAAAATCTTCATCGAGAAATCTCTCGCCAACGATATTTTTTGTCAATTTCAAAATTTTCAACAGCATCGTTAAGCTCGTCTATATTGTTGATAACATAATCTCTAGCCATTAAGCGGTTCATAGTATAACTGCCGCTTGCATTGCCAGTTACGCTGTCGCAAGTCCATAACTCGTCATTTAAGTAGCTTTCCAGCTCGTCGCGGTCTGAAAAATCAGAAATTGTTATTTCATCGTCGATATAATTTTTTACATCCTCTTTGATTGCTGATAAATAGTAATATCCCATGTTTACACCTTTTCCCACGTATGTTATAATATACGCGCCTTTCATTTTATTTTGTTTGGTGCCTGTCGTTTTGTTGGAAGCTCTGCGACAGGCTTTTTATTTTGTTCCTTGTCTTTCGACTTGACATTATAATACTACATTGCAATCTATATATCAATACTATATTGCAATAAAAATTGAAAAATTACTAAAATAGTTATTTCAATTATTATTTCTACTATATAATGCAATAAAATATTACAATATTGTATTGGTGTATTATTGAAACAGTTATTGACATAATAATTTAATTATTATATATTTATGTATAGCAATATTACTATATATTAATATTGTCAGTAACTATTGATATTACTAATTAAAATAATGAGGTGTAATAAATGGACGAAAAGAAAATTATTGAAAACTATAAAAAAAGAATAAAGCGGCAGAACGAAAAAGCCCGGGAAAATTGGGATTCAATAACCTGTAAATTGCCAAAGGGCACAAAAGAGCGAATACAGGCGCAAGGGCTTACAATTAATGGCTTTGTAAATCAATTAGTATTGGATAAGCTGGACGAGCTGGAAAAGAATAACAATGAGCGCCAATTTTAAAAATTATTGCAATTATGTATTGCATTTATGTATTTAATATGTAAATATAATGTCATAGCAATTAAATAGTTTATTTTATTGGAGGTATAAAGAGCATGAGAAACTTTTTAATAACTAAGAAAACATATAATTGTGGCAAGCTTGCCGGATTTGAAATCCTTGGAATGGTTCAAGGTGATAATTTCCCGGCATATGATAAAGAGACCGCAAAAAAGTTATTCGGCTGCGAGTATGTGGATGTTTTAGAAGTACCGGAAAAATGCCACATTAAAGTATTATAAGGGGGTGTAACTATGAGAGAATTTAAAATATATGGAGAAATTGGAGGCAATCCCGATACTCCAAAATTTAGAGCTTTTATGAAAAACATTGAGGCAGAAATAAACGAGAACGAAGAACTAGTTGACCGCTCGAAAAAATGCAATATTGAGTTTGCGGATAAGCTCAAAGAGATTTTGAATAATCCGGAAAATGCCTTATATGTCGGTAGCATGGTATCAGGGCTACAATTCAGAACTCCACGTTATAGCTATATTAAGCATTTAGAGTTTGACGGCAAGGAATACGAGGCAGAAATTGACGAACTAGAACGCAAGTTCCATTTATTCGAGGTTGATTAAAAATTAAATATCGTTTTTCAAAAAGTCGGTTTTTATGACCGGCTTTTTTATTGCAAATTTTGGGAAATACGAACCATGCAACAACTATGCCGGGCATTTCTTTTTTTGAGTCATTAAAGGCTTATTTTTTGCAACTTTAAAACTTATAGAGTGGAAAAAATAAACAAGGAAATTGATAGTTGTATCCAAAATGTATACATGATGTATACATAATGTATCCGAGATGTATCCAAAGTGTATCCGTAGTATAGGTTAGGTAAGGTAAGTATAGTATATATATATTAATAAAACCTAACGGTTTTATAGAAGAGTATAATATTATATTAACCCTTTATTTTTTTTATTTATTTAATATTAAACAAGATAATATAATAATATATATAATATATAAATATATTTAATTTAATATATACAGCAATAGCTATTTTAAAATCTATTTGACAAAATATATTTAGTGGTGTATATTTACATCAACAATTTAAGCACTGAACGTGTTATCGCCAAGCACGAGTGTATATGCAGATGCCGGTTAGCCTGTACAGTTTAGAACTTTTAAATTCTAGGTTGTGCAGGCTTTTTTATTTTATGATTTTGAGGTGCTGAGATGGAAAAAATTAAAGGAAATATAACTAAACATTTAATTGCCGATTTTGGCACCTTCCAACTTTACCGAGAGGACTTTGAAAGAGCTATAGATCAGGCTTGTCAGGAATTGCAAATTGACGATTTAAAAAGCGAGGGTCAAAGGCCTTGGAAAGCTGTCTGCAAGAGAGTCGGAGAGATTATATTCAATGACAATAGTATTTTAAAGGATAAACAGTTATATGATAATACATGTATGTTAACTAACTATAACAGATATAATTATAATATACTAAATAATATATGTGATGAATATATATATATTAGTGATATATATAATAAACTGTGTAGTACTGTTGCATTTAGTAATTGGTGTAATATTGATTGTGGAGTTATAGACAATTGGAGATTGAATAAAGAGTCAAGCCCTAGAAGTTATGAGATTTGGGAAAAATTGCAAGGAATCCGCAAAGATTGCATCAAGGATAGAGCATACGACAATAAATCCCCTGTCGGTGCTATGTTCGTTGGTAATAATGAATTTGGTATGAATCAGCCAGGAATTGGTTACGAGGCTACACAAGCGAGAGCGTTAACAGCCAATGAATTACCACAGTTAGGCGGGGCAAATAGTCAGAATATTAAAGCATTAACGAGTGATAACATGGTTGATAATGCCAAGTAATTGTATATACAATACACACAATTCTAAACCCTTGATTTATAAGGTTTTGAGGGCTATTGAATTATTACAACTATGCACAAAACAGTTGTTTAGCGAATAGTTGAAAGGACATAAGTGAATTGTATATGCAATAGATACAATTTAAAATGCTTGATTGCTTGAGGCCCGAGCAGCGCACGTATTGGAGACCCTGGGGGTGTATATGAAAAGCGACAAACCGCCCCACTTAGTCCCCAAAATATCCGCCAAAACAAAAAGACCTTTGTCCCACCTCGGGCACACCAAGCCGTATTTATTATCATAACATAAGTTATGTGTTAATTAAACAACATACACAATAATAATATATATACATACAACTACGATAATATATCAGTTATATATAATATATAACAGTAAAGGAGCTAAGAACGATGAAATTAACAGGATTTGAGTCAAGCAAAATTAATTCCGATATGGTAAATCACCCTAGCCACTACAACTTGCCTAATCGTAAAGAGTGCATTGATGAAATGATTGACATTTACGGACTTAAGGATGTGGCTAAATGGTGTGAGATTACTGCATACAAGTATGAATATCGTGCCGGACATAAAGATAGCTTCACGCAAGATATACAAAAAGCTTCATGGTACATGGTTAAAGCTCGTGAGCTTAAATCTAGGCGCAGATGGGAGATTTTCAGTAAGATTGCTGACAGATACTTACCAATGTTCATTAAAGGCGTTTTTGCATGGCTGATGTTATTTTGTATGCTTCATGCGATACTCTTTTCTGACCGATACTCAATGGTAGTCTCAATAGTGTTTTTAGTTCTTGCGTGCATAGCCGAGGCAGTATTGAAAGAAAATAAAGACGATTAGATTTTGAGGTGTAAATCATGTTTGTACTAAAAATTGCAACAACAGTATGGCTGACATTAATCGCGTTTGGAATGGCAAACGCCACATTAAGTGGAAAAGTGACAGTTAGTACAAGACTTCTTGGCATTGCTGTAATGTTCGGTCAGATACTTGCCATAGCTTTCATGTGGCAGTAGATATAGGGCATTCGCCAAGCGGTAAGGCACGGGATTTTGATTCCCGCATTCGTTGGTTCAAATCCAACATGCCCTGTTCGGGGTTTACTTGGTTCCCCGACATTGGACTTAGTAGTTCCTTTCGCCCTCATAGTGGAAAGCTGTTAAGAGCCGTCACAAGGCTCGTGAGGGTTTAATCGTGTATAATCCCACAATGCACGAGCGTGAAAACCAACCTGTCGTAAAGACATCTGTAATAGGCAGAGCAGACATATATACCCCCTTTAATTGTTAAACTAGGGCAACTCAAATTAGCGAGTCTTAGGTGGGGTGCAATCCCTCACATGCCCTTTGCTGTAGGTTTCGTTAGTTCTTTTCCTACAGCACATACAAATTATATCTCCGGAGGGTGTTGCCACTCCTTAGACTTCACCCTCATTACTGGCTTGTAGCTCAGCGGTAGAGCAGTCGGCTGTTAACCGACTTGTCGTGGGTTCGATTCCCACCTTGCCAGCTAATTATTGGTTCAAGTAGGCGACAAGGCTTGATTAAATGGACGGTACAGAAAATGCGCTGCTAAGTCCTGCCAATAAATTATTTGCCGATATGGGATAATGGTATTCCAGTAGCTTGCTAAGCTATCCAACAGAAATGTTGTTCGTGTTCGAGTCACGATGTCGGCGTTAGTCAGCATGACGCTGACTGTTGATGTGTGGCGAAATGAGTAAACGCTAATAGCAGATAGAATGAGCTAGTGGTTCGAATCCACCATAGCATAACCACAGGGGAATACCTGATTGCTAGGGGCTTGAAAGGACAGGAGTGCTTGTTCATGTGTGGTTCAAATCCACACCACATCAATCATATGTCGGTTTAGTGCGAGCTGTTATATCTTGAATAGCGGTTGCGCAATGCTGACACGCTTTACTTAAAAAGTTAGAGTAGGGCGGTCTGTACGTGTTGACACGATACAGTTTCGGAAAATAAAAGAAAACACACAAAAACAAGTTGCTAGTAGGTACGCGCGACTGAAAGCAATGGGGTGAGACACTTCAAAATTCTGTAATGTGTTTTGGTTGCCTTTTGATGGAGTGTATCTTGCCTTTTCAGATAGTAGTTCAGTTGGAAGAACAACCACTGCAATAGCAGTAATTGAGGGAGCCACAGGTTCGAGCCCTGTCTATCCGATTATCAAAAAATAAGGAGATGTCTCTATGGCAAAGGGAGTTAAGACACGAAATGCCAAACTATTCCAAGAAGCACTGACGGAATACGCATACGGCAGATGTTCACAATCGAAAGCTGCAAAAATGGCTGGCATGAGCAGACCAACATTTAGGAAGTACGCAAATATGCATTTTTTAGGTATTCCATTTCCTGACACACTGTTTAAGGCAAAGGAGAAATGAGGAGTATGTGTGAATTTTGTTGCAAAATAGGAAAATTGGAAAAAATCAAGCAAGGAGCTTTTAAAGGCGGATATTATCCAGAAAAAAATGAAACACAAATTGTCGAATTTGAAAATGCGTTTCATTTATTCGTAGGATGTAGCGACCCCTTTATGTCTGGAATTGGAATTGAAGATATAAAGTTTTGCCCTATCTGCGGTAGAAAGTTGGTGTAGTAATGGCGGAACCTTTAAGTAAATTAGCAGAAAAATGTAAAAGTTGCCCCAAATCTGAAAAATGCGACCATAAAAGAATGGAGTTATGCGCTTTGGCGGATTTGCCACCGCAAAATCTTTCAAGTGCTACACAAGGCATTTTGATAGATGCGGCAATGCCAGCTTTGAGGGAAGAAATAAAAAGCCCTTTAAGTCCATTTAGATACAAAGACGAATTGGAAAAAGCACTAAATGATTTCCATTTTGGAAATATGTTTATGTATGGCGCTTAGAAAGCTGGTGAAGCGGTGAATCTTGCAGAAGCAAAGGAAAAATATTATCCAACATACAAATATGCACTTGTTAATGTTAAAAGCAACAAACCGCATTCACTTTATGTTGATAGAAAAACAGCCGAAGAAGAAAGATATGATTTATGGAAATGTTATGGCACTACGCTAATTGTTATTGATTTGTCAGAGGTGGAGAAATGAAAGAAACTATTTTGTACATTTCAAAATCAGAACAGGATATACGAAGTTTTCTGAAATATCTTCAATCAAAGCTAAAAGCAGAGCATAAGGAATGTGCCCTAGATGGAGAACACAATATTTTAATAGTGCCAAAATATTACGATATTGTCGGAAAGAGTATTCATGGGAACATGCTTGGTGTAGGCTATGGATATTGCAAATATTATTGTTTTTCAGAAGCTTATGATAGAAATAAATACAGCAATGCAGAAAATGAAAAGCTTAAAGAAATTCTTATGCACACAAGAGAGGGTGCGGAGAGAATATCGGGGCTTGATATTTTATGTATGCTAGGGTTGACTTAAAAGGCGGTGGAAGAATGAAGCATCAAAAAGAATGGCACACTTGCGACAGGTGCGGTGTGGAAATCGAGTACAACTATAGTGCTGTTGCAAATATTGAGGTAGAAAAGCAATCATACAGCCTTGGTATCTGCGGAGTTATTTATAAGAGAAAAACACAAAGAGAAAGCAAAAGTTTTGATTTATGTCCTAAGTGTAGGAAAGATTTTAAGAGGTTTATGGAAAATGGAGCATGAAAGAAAATGGTGCACTTGTGATAGATGCGGAAAAGAGATAAAAGTAGGGCTGTTGGCTACAAACTCAATCACGAGAAACGGCATATTAAATACAACATACGACTTATGTAATGAGTGCATGGAAGAATTTGAGGAGTTTATGAGAAATGAAACTGATAGTCGGAAATAGCGTATATGAAATGAAGGTAGAACAATTAAAAGCTGTTTTACATGTTGCAAGTAAACAGGTTCCGTTTGGAATTTATGCAATCAGCAAAAAAGGCATGGCTATTCTTTTGAAGGAGACCCATTCCACCAATGAGGAACTGAAAAAGGCTGTTTCTGATTATGCAATGAAAGGATTTAAGGTTTATTACAATGAGCATGGTAGAAGTAATTAAATCACTAGAACATGAAGCGCTTAGAGAAGCACAATCGCACGAAATAGGTGGTAGAAATAGCGAGCCTATAGATTGTTCCACTTTAGAGGATGAACCCTTTATTGTGGCAGATAATGAAGCAGACAGGCAAAAATTTTATGAATGTTTTTATAAGCAAGAGCCTATTGAGCCTAATAACAAAAAATGTAACCTGACCTTTTGTCGATATAACATAGGCAGAGAATGCACCAATGACGAACAAAGAAAAGAATGTGCCGAAGTTTCAAGAAAGGTGTTGTGCATAAATGAAGAAAACAAGAAGTAAAATAATCATTAAAACAAGAGCTGGCGGTTACACAAAGATTTATGCCAATGGGAAATGGCAGAAGAAAGTATGTGTCATTGATTATCACGCAGAATGCAGTAACAAAGGTGGTATAAAGGTTACTTGCGAATTTGATAGACTGAAAACTGATAAAAATGGCTCAGTTATCTACGATGAAGCTAAAAAAGATTTTGCAAAAGAACACATAGTTGCAAGAATTTAGGGGGCAAGGCTATGAAAATAACAGAAATGAATAACTGCATTGAAGAAATGCGCAAATGCTACAAGTTTGAGGATGATAAAACGGAAATAAGACTCGGCAGTGTACCAAGTAGTGGCTGTGACAGACATGTATTTGTCAGCACAATGAATGAAAACGGAACACAGATTGAAATGACAAGAATAGCGGATAGATTAGAAGAAGCAGACTATTGTTTGCGATGAAAGGAGATTTTATGAAGAAGAAAATTTTAGCAGTTGTATTAGGACTGACATTGTGCTTAGGAATGACCGGATGTGCGTCATGGGACAGAGCAGTAACAGATATGAAAAGTGATGTAAATGGCGGTATGCAGAGAACAATTACTGTATACACGGCAGATGGTAAAGAACTTGCAACATACGAGGGAAAGATTGATATTGATACAAACGATGGTGGATATGTTAAGTTTGATTTTAACGGCAAGAGATATATCTATTATAACTGCTTCGTAGAAAGCATTGCAGACATTGATTAAGCGATATTACCGGCTACAAACTAATTGTAGCCGCTAACCTTAGAAAGTTAAAGGCTGATAAAACATAGAAAAGGAGATAGAAAACATGAAAAAATTATTTGTGAGTGTGCCAATGAAAGGCAGAACAGAGGAAGAAATCAAAGAGAGTATTCAGAAGATGAAAAAGATTGCTGAAATATACGAGGGCGAGGAATTAGAGCTTATCGACAGTTACATTGAGGATAACCCACCGAAAGACAGCAAAGAAGCTGTATGGTATTTAGGCGAGAGCCTTAAGAAGCTGGCACAGGCTGATGTATTCATTGGAATATGTGAGAGTTATGATTGGAACGGCTGTAGCATTGAAAGAGAAACAGCGGAAAAATATGGCATTGAAACATATATGATTCCAGCACGGTATGTAATTGATGATTATAATGCACTTTTGAATAGATTGCATCCGACTTGCTGTGATGCAATGCCGACATTCTAATAAAAATATTACCGGCTACAGATTGGTTGTAGTCGCTACCCTAAAACAGTTATAGGCAGAGGTCTATAGGCACCTTTGCTGAAAAGTGGAGGTGCTTTTCTTTATGGCTAGTCAGAGCCTAATTTCCACAGTTGATAGCTACGAAAATTACATAAAGAGAAATGGAATTGATGAACAGGTAATCAACGCTTATACAGATGCTTGCAATGTAGCTGTAAATGGCGAAAAAGACATTGAGTATGGGCTACAGCTTACCAAAAGGACAAAAAAGCTTATAGAGAATTTTTGCTTGGCTAGAACAGGCGGCACGATATGGAGCTTGGAAAAATATGCTTTTGCAAATAAAGTAGAGTATGAATTGATTAATTGGTTTTACGATATTTTGCTGATTGAAGCACAAAACAAGGTTGTTGACAGCGGTTTTAGGTATCTTGAAAAGAAAAGAGAGCCTAAAGAGCGATTTTATATGCCACGCCGCAAACAATTTATAAAAATGGGGCTAACAGAAGCATTGCAAGGTATGATTGATGATAAATACGATATATTATGCGTGTCATTAATACCAGGAGCAGGGAAAACAACCATTGAAAAAATGTTCAATGCTTTAGTGGCTGGCTGGTTTCCTAATGACTTTTGCCTTTTTTACTCTCATTCGGGCGACATTACACGAATGTACTACGATGGCGTGTATGACATTGTTACAAATTCTGACGAATATGCGTGGAATGAAATTTTCCCTAATCTTACAGTTACAAGCACCAATGCAAAGCTGGAACAGTTCAATGTAGGTAAATACAAGCCATTCCCTAGCATACAATGTACATCTGTTGGCAGTAAAAATGCTGGTAAAGTTCGTGCAAGCAAATTTTTGCTTGTAGACGATATGATAGGCGGTATTGAAGAAGCACTTAATCCTATGGTACTTGATAAGCTATGGGATAAATATGCGGTAGATGCCAGACAAAGAAAAATTCAAGATACGGACGGACATAACTGCAAAGAAATACATATTGCTACACGCTGGAGCGTACACGATGTTATTGGCAGAATACAAAATATGTACGCAGGGAATAAAAGAGTTAAGACTATCGCTGTGCCGGATGTTGACCCAGTGACAGGCGAGAGCAACTTTGATTATGAATATAGTGGATTTACGAAAGAATTTTTCGCGGACCAGCAGTTATTAATGGATGAGATATCATATCGGTGCTTGTACAAGCAGGAGCCTATAGAGCGTGAGGGATTGCTGTTTCCAGATGATAAAATCCGAAGATACCTTAATTTGCCACACGGAGAGCCGGAGATTATCACAGCTCAATGCGACACTAAGGGCAAAGGCACGGATTATTTCGTGTTGCCTGTATTACAGAAATATGGAGAAGATTATTACTGTATTGATTGTGTATGTGATAACACAGCAGATTATGAAGAACAATACAGAAATGCCGCAGGTGTACTTGTAAATAACAAAGTACAAGAGTGCGAATTTGAGCGTAATGCCGGTGGCGACAGAGTAGCAATGGAAGTTAATAAGCGTGTTGAGAATGTAGGCTGGATATGTAACATCACTGATACACCAACAGAAACAAACAAAGAGGCAAGAATTTTTCAATGCTCTAACTGGATATTACAGCATATTATCTTTAAAGACGCATCACTTTACAAGCCGAATGAGCCGTATGGAGTGATGATGTCACTATTAAAGCAATATTCAGTATCGGGCAAGAAACAGCTAGACGATGTTCCAGACGTTTTCTCAAACTTTGCATTAAGAATAACACAGGGCAATAGAACAGCTAAAGTTGAAGCTGCTATAAATCCATTTAGGAGGTATTAATCTATTATGACAACCAAGGACTATCTTAATCAAATCAGCAGACTTAATCGTATGATAAATAACAAGCTAACAGAGATAGCACAGCTTAGAGAGCTTTCTTGTAGCATATTAGCAGTAAAGAATGAAGAAAGAGTGTTATCATCATCAGACCCAGATAAAATAGGCACTACATACGCCAAAATTGACGAAATGGAACGCAATCTTGACAAAATGATAGATGAATATATTGACAAGAAAAACTTGATTATAAGTCAAATAGACAGTATAGAAGATGAAGATTGCTATAATATATTATTTTCAAGATACATAGAAAAAAAGACTTTTGAGGTTATCGCCACAGAAATGAATTATTCGTGGCGACAGATTATCAGGCTTCACGGAAAAGCTCTTAAGATATTCGAAAAGGAATATGGAAGATTATATATTAAGATGTCATAGAATGTCATATTGCAAATGTTATATTATTAAAATGTAAAAATCGAACATAAATAATTCTCCTTATCAGAAAAGGCATCATCACTTAATTGTGGTGGTGCTTTTTATTTTACGAGGTAATATATGGAATTTTATAAAAATAAAGACAAGTCAATTATGTGTCCTAACTGCCATAAGTTTTTAACTAAGGTAGATAAGAAAGACCCACGAACACATAAGTTAGCGTGTAAGCATTGCCACAAATGGATTTGGTACGTTCCAAACGACGATGATAATTTTCAAATTAAAGAAATTCCACAGAGCAGAAGTTCAAGCGGTATGACATTTTATTAGGAGCAAGATATGAACACAATGTATTTTCAAGACCTTGTTAGAGGTTGTTATGGTAGAAAAATTGCATACACGAATGTAGATACAATAACTGCTAACAATGTTGTTAAGGTTATTGGAAGTACTATAGGTGTATTTAATTGGAATAAGCCAGTTATTAAGTATCTGTGGCATTACTACAAGGGCGACCAACCGATATTGTATAGACATAAGCTGACTAATGAAGATATTACAAACAAGATTGTTGAGAATCACGCATATGAGATTGTTCAGTTTAAGGTAGGACAGACGTATGGCGAGCCAATTCAGTTTATAAGTCGCAAAGATGATGAAACTATCAATAAAGCTGTTGATACGCTTAATGATTTTATGGCAGATGCCAATAAGCAGGAGAAAGATATTAAAGCTGGGGAGTGGCAGTCGGCAACAGGAACATCTTTTAAAGCAGCCCAACCTAAAAAAGGAGATGTGCCATTCAGAATTGTAGCACCTACACCTCTTAATACTTATGCTATTTATAATGAGAGCACTGAAGAACAGATACTTGTCGTGCAAGAGCTTAAAGACGAAGATGGAAACTGGTATAAGATGGCATTTTCCGACACTATGTCTTTTAGAATTGTTGACAGCAAAGTAGTTGAAAAGAAACTGCATACATATGGCGAAATTCCTATTGTTGAGTTTCCTAACAACCACGAAAGAATATCTGATATTGAGCTGGTCATAGGTATGCTGGACGCCATTAATAATATGCAGTCCAACAGAATGGATAGCATACAGCAGTTTGTTGAGTATTGGGTCAAATTTGTTAATTGCGAAGTTGATGAAGAAACATTTGCAAAAATGAAAATGAACCACGCTCTTACAGTTAAGTCCATCAATAAGGACAATAAGTCGGATGTTGAAATTATGACACAAGAGCTTAATCAGACACAATGCCAAGTTGCTAAAGAAGATTTGTGGGATAACACATTATCTATATTGGCTATACCAAACAAACAGGGCAACACAGGCGGAGATACGCAAGGAGCGGTCGAGTTAAGAAACGGATGGGATTTCTCTAAGACAAGAGCAAAACTGAAAGACCCTATTGTTAAATCGTGCGAAAAGCGGTTAGCGGTAGTGGTTCTTAATATTCTAAGACTTGCAGGAGAAGACTTAAAACTATCGGTTAGAGATTTTGATGTACAGATAAATCACAGTCCACAAGACAATATGTACACCAAGGCGCAGACGTTGCTTTTACTTTTACAAGCTGGCATACATCCACTTATAGCAATTAAGACAGTTGGTTTATGGGGAGATGCAGAAAAGACATTCCTTTTATCAAAATCATATCTTGATAATATATATAAGACTATTGATGATGTGGAAGAACAAGAAAAGAAAGCACAAGAGATAGTTAATCAACTTAATAATAATCAGCAAAATAAGGCAGTTATCGAATAATCGGTAGCTGCTTTTATTTTATACATTTTGCAGCTATGCGGTAAATAGCAGAAGAACACAGCAGGAGCGACCTGCGGTAACAAAAGCGTGTGTTTAACGGAGGTAATTATGACAAGAGAAGATGTATTAAAACTTTTTCCAGAAGCAACAGATGAACAGATTACAAATCTTCTTAATCAGAACAATTCAGAAGTTGCTACCGAGAAAAACAAGGCAAAGCAGTACAAGGCTAAGGCTGACACAGCAGATGACTTACAGAAGCAGCTTGATGAAATACAGGCTGGCAATCTGACAGAGCTTGAAAAGGCAAATAAAGCCCTAGATACAGCTAATCAGCAGATAGCCGATTTACAGAAATCTAACGCTATCAGAGACCAGAGGGAAGCAGCTATGACTAATTTTAAGATTACTGCTGAACAGGCAAAGACAGTTGTTAAAGACGATGGAAGCCTTGATTACACCGAACTTGGCAAGATTATGTCCGAAAAAGAAACCGCTGCGGCACAGGCTAAGGAACAGGAGATTGCAAAAAATCAGGATATTCCGGGCGGCGGCAGCAATAAAGGCGGTGCAGACAATAAGACAAACGCTGAAAAGATAGCAGAAAGCCTTATATCTAACGCACCTAAGAACAATGACGTTTTATCACATTATATTCAGTAACAGGAGGTAGGAAATGGCAAAGGAAATGAATATGCAGTATGAAAAGACTTCATACGCAGGAGACGTTCAGATTTTAAAGAGAGAGCCTAATGAAGCAATCCCATTAACACTTGATTTTGATGGCGTGACAACTAAAAATGCACAGGGTAAGAAGATTGTCAAAGCAGGCACTCCAATCGGAGCAACCGGCAAGGCTGACAATACAGCCACAGTAGTAGGCATTTTAAGGTTCGATGTAACAGAGGACAGACCACAGGGAGTATTGCTTAAAAAAGCATATCTTAATACAAAGGTGGCAGAAACACATTCTGGCATTACATATGAAGAGGCAGTTAAGACAGCTCTTCCAATGATTGTATTTGAATAATAACAGGAGGTAAACAGATGTTAATTAATGAAGTATTAGACAGTAAGTCTATTGCATTATCAGCAACAGAAAACGCTAGTAATCAGATACCTTATCTTGGCTTACAGTGGTTTCCAGAAAGAAAGAAGCAGGGGCTTGATTTAAGCTGGATTAAGACACACAAAGGACTTCCAGTATCACTTGCGCCATCTAACTTTGACACAATCCCAACTCTTAGAGCTAGAGAGGGATTAAGCAAAGAAAAAACACAGATGGCATTTTTCCGCGAGGGAATGACAGTTGGCGAAGAAGAAATGCTTGAAATCGAGCGTATTCAGTCTGCGGATGACCCATATCTTGCTAGTGCTTTATCAAGCGTGTATGACGATACAAATAATCTCGTAAGCGGTGCAGAAGTTGTACCGGAGAGAATGAGAATGTCACTTCTCGCAACAAATGCAGGTCACCCAGTAATTGCTATCGTGAGTGATGGCGTTCAGTATGCCTATGATTATGACAAAGACGGCTCATACGCAAAAGACCATTACGCAAAACTTTCCGGCACAAGTATGTGGAGTGATACAGCTAATTCAAAACCACTCACAGACCTTAATAATGCGAGAAAGAAGTTACAGAAGCAGGGTAAGATTGCTAGATATGTACTTATGAATAGTAACACATTCCAGTATCTGCTTGATAATGCACAGATAAGGAACTCAATCCTTGCACAGAATCTTACAGCAACTATTGAGGTTGATGATGATACTGTTATTTCAGTAGTGCAGAAGAGAACAAAGCTCACTATCGTACTTTACGATAAGATGTACATTGATGATGATGGTAAGGAGCAGTATTTCTATCCAGATAATAAGGTTACACTTCTTCCAGAGGGCAATCTTGGTAATACTTGGTTCGGTACTACACCAGAAGAAAGAACAGCAAGACAAGTGGCTGATGTAGATGTTACAACATATGGTATAGGTATTACAGTCGCTACAAAGACAGAGTATGGACCACCTATGAAGATGTCAACATTTGCTTCAGAAGTTGTACTTCCATCATATGAGAATATGGATAGCACATTCGTATATGAGGTTCATAGCGAAGAGTAGGAGGTGCAACTATGAAATATCCATATATAGTAGTTCACAATGGTAAATGGTATAATGCAGGCGAAGAAGTTCCAGAAAACAATAATTCTGGGGCTTCTTTTGATTATAGCAAAACAACCATAAATCGTATGTCTACATCTGATTTACAGGCGTTTGCCGCAGGGCAAGATATAGACAATGCAGAAGAACTCACAGGAGCAGAATTAAAGAAGCTGTTAATTGAGAAATTAGGATTATAGGAGATAGTTATGGAATACACCACATTAGAACAGGTCAAAATCAGACTTAAACAATTTCATATTGATACAGTCACAAACGATGATGAAACAACATCTGATGTGGTTGTATTCGATAAAAAGGAAGATAACCCACTCATTGAACAGCTCATTAAACAGGCCACGGAAGATGTAAAAGCAAAAAGGTGTTATCCGGACACTTTCACTGATGATGATATAACTGCTGACTTAAAGCAGTTTGAAAATGTCGTTATCAATCTTGCTGTCTACGACCATTCACAAGCCGGTGAGAACTACATGAGCGCTTTAAGTGAGGGCGGAGTGAGCCGTACATGGAAAGACAGAGATAAGCTGTTTGTTGGAGTTTTCCCTTTTGTCAAAGTGCTATAAGCGAAAAGAAGATTGTGCGTTACCATTTTACTGATGTCGGTAAAGTGATAGCAGGCGGTACACATTAAGTGGTGGTGGGCGGTGTGCCAATTACCAAAGACGAAAGGCTGTAAGATGAATAATTTAATCTATCAGACATACATTATTGCCTTGCCAATTGTTCTGACGGCACTTTTGGGTTATATTGTTTGGCTTTTGCAAGAGCAGAAAAAACAAAAAGCGATAGACACAAAAGAAAGAAACGAGCGCATTGAAGAGGAAAAGAAGCTACGACAAGCAAACGGAAAAGGTACAATGTTACTTTTACGAGTACAGCTTATCGAATACCATGATAAGTACATGAAGCTTGGCGAAATTCCCTCATATGCGTATCAGAACTTTTGCGAGATGTATGACGCATACCACGCACTCGGCGGTAATGGCATGGTAACAAAAATGAAAAATGAGATTGAGGAAATCCATTTAGGCAAAGGAGGTAAAAACTGATGGACTTTACACAATTACCTACAGTAGTTGCCATTATGGTAATTACTTATTTAATCGGATATGCTTCAAAGCAGATACCACAGGTTAAAGATAATATCATTCCTATTATCGTAGGTGTAGCCGGTGGAGTACTCGGTATTGTTGGAATGTTTGTAATTCCCGGTTATCCGGCAAACAACATTCTTGATGCAATAGCAGTTGGCATTGTGTCAGGCATGGCAAGTACCGGTGTTAATCAGATTTACAAGCAAATAAAGAAAAATGCTTGACATTAATAAACAAGCCATGAAATACGCACTTCAAGGTCAAACTGTCACAGTCTATGAAAAAGACGAGGACGGAAATCTAAAGTTTTACGAAACAGAGGACGGAGAGAAAATATATTACACACACGAAGAAACAGGCTTTTCAGAGCCGGTTGATTTTCGGGCAAATATATCGTTTGACGGAGGAGAAGCACAGAACAAAGAATATGGCTTTAATGTGGCTGATTTTGATGCTGTTTTGCTGACAGGCAGAGGAGAATACCCTTTAAAAAAAGGTGACGTTATTTGGCTTGATAGCGAGCCTACAAAGGACGAAAACGGATTAGTTGATTCAACTTCCGCAGACTTTACAATAGTGGGAGTCAAGCCCTCTCTCTACTCAGTTAAATACATGCTCAAAGCAGTTGTGAAAGAAGTGTAATTATGAAGATTGACGTTTCTCTGACAGAAAAATCTATACAAGATGCGATAGACAAGCTTGAAAGATACAAAGACCGCTTACAGGACAAGTGCATAGCGTTTGTTGGAGAGCTTGCTAGTAATGGCATTGCTGTAGCACGAGCAAATACAGGCAATTTCGGGCACTATATCACGTTTAGTTACGAAATTAAAGATACAACAGACGGCTGCACAGCAATTGTGCTTGCTACCGAAACAGGACAGATACAAAGTACATGGCAAACGGCTGACGGACTCAAAACAGTTGATGTATCGCCTTTGCTTATGGCCGAATACGGCTCAGGCTGGAGAGCTAAGCCGCACTTCAATGATGCGAGAGGCGGTCAGGGAACTTTCCCGGGGCAGACACACGCATTTGACAGTGAGGGCTGGTATTGGAGAGACGAAAGTGGAGAATTACACCATTCATACGGCATTACACCTACAATGCCGATGTATCACGCATTTTTAAAAATGGAAAATGACATTATGAGAACGGCACGGAAAAATTTTAGTTGAGGTGAGATAAAGTGGCGAGTCAAAATCAATGGGTTTATGACCTTGAAAACCTCACGTATGCGATTGTGAAAACCCGATGTGAGAAAAAAATGAAAACTAAATATCCCAAGCTAAAATTCACGCAAGAGGAACAGTCAGACAGTGCAACGGCAAGTTTCCCGACAGTGCTAGTTCAAGCACTCGAACCTATAGAACAGAATGAGGATTTAGAGTGCGAAAGAATAAATACAGTGTTATTTACAGCACAAGTAATTGTTACAACAAATAAAAGCCGTTCAGAGGCCTTGAATGTGGCGCAGACAGTGGCTAATGAATACAAAGCTATGTCATTCAAGCTGACAACGATTCCATTCGCTAGGAAAAACGGCAAATTATGGACAGCAACATTACGTGCTAGGCGGTCATTCGACTGGAATGATAGATTATAAGAGCCTTTTGGCTCTTATTTTTTTATGAAAAATTAGGAGGTAACAAAAATGGCAACAGGATTAAAAAGTAGAATTGCTTACAAGACACCAACCGCATCCGCCACAAGTGGCGATTACTGGGCTGGAACTTACAAGCTCTTAATAAGGGCAAAATCAATTCCCTCACCATTCGGCTCACAGAACATGGTAGATACTTCAACTCTTGAGGATTTAGTAGAGACACAGGAAATGGGTAGACGTTCAGCCGGCTCTATGGAAGTTGAGGGAGCTTTTGAGAAAAAGTACAAGGATGAGATGGTAACTAACGAGGGCAAGAAGCTTGACTTCATCATTCTTTATGGCACAGACGGAAAAGGTTCAGAGGGTATCTGCGCTTTTATCGGTCAGGAATCATTCGCCCCAGGTGAAGCTTCCGATGACCACTTAACAGGAACTGCGACTGTATCAGTTCAGACAGTGCCTAAGTGGATTGAGGATAACTACGAGGTTGCGGTAACAGAGGATGACCAAGGCTATCCAGCAGCAATCACACTCACAAAAAAAGGGTGAGCCAATCGGAAAAAGCCGTAGCGGTTGGCTATGATGATAGCACGGCTGACAGCGAACTTGAAGATACAATATAGTAAGGTAATTGAGGCAGTTTTAATACTGCCTCTTTCCCTATATAAATTAGGGAGAAAGGGAAAGAAATAAAATGAAAATTAAATTAGATGGAAAAGAGTATACAGTTAAATTCGGATATGCACCGGTATATCAAAATAGAATTATCCCAAGAGTTGTAGGAATGGGACAACAGGGAGATGAGCTTGAAGCGATTGACAACATGCTCGGCTTTTTACCGGAATTTTTACTTGTAGGCTTGCAGAAATTTCATGCCGACGAATTTGGCTTTGATTTTGACGATAAAGAAGCAAAAGAGAAACAGCTTGTAAAGATGTATGATTTACTTGACGATTACCTTGACCCTGAGAATGAAGAGGGCAAAGATATAATGTCACTCTACGATGATTTGACGGCAGAGCTGGAGAAGAACAGTTTTTTATCAAAGCTGTTGGCGAAAGAGGAACAGACAGCCAAGAAGAAACCGACCAAGAAGTAAAAGAGCTTACATGGGAAGTATATTGTAGCGAAATTCGCCCATACTGGCTATTGGTAACTAAAGGCTATGGATTTAGCGTTGAGGACATAGATATGTCTTGTCCGGCTGATTTGGAGCCTTATTCAAAGGCTTATATGCTCGAGCAAAAAGAATCCGACTCTAACATGTGGGCTTGGTGGGGCACATACGGATTGAGTGCAACTCTTACAGCTATCGACAGAGCCTTAAATGGCAACAAGGCAAGAGCAAAATACATCGAAAAATCATTAAATGAGCAATACTCAAAAGATAACGAGCCTAAGTACAAAGAGTCTAATGAGGAAATTGCCGTTTATGAGATGAAGCAACGAATTAACGCATTAAGACAATCGGGATTACCTGAAAGTCCTGATTAATGAGGTGAAAATATGGCATATAAAGGAATTGACGTATCGTCATATCAAGGAAATATTGATTGGAGTAAGGTTAAGTGGGCTGGGGTGCAATTTGCAATTCTTAAAATAATCCGTAAAGACCTTAATCCGGATAAGACCTTTGAGCAAAACTGGAAAGGCTGTACTGATGTAGGAATGCCGATACAAGGTGTTTACAACTACTCATACGCTACAACAGTAGACAAGGCAAAGACGGATGCAAACAAGGTCATTCAGACACTTAACGGAAGAAAAACTTTCGTATGGCTTGATGCAGAGGACAGATGCCAGCAAGGGCTTGGACAGACACTTATTGACGCTATCAACACATATCAGAGTGTTATCAAGAGTGCTGGGCTTAACTTTGGTGTATACACAGGACTTAGCTTTTATAATCAGTATATTGCACCGTACGCAAATCAGATTAATTGTCCGTTTTGGATAGCACGTTATCCGTCAACTAAGGGAATGTCTATCGGTGATGAGCCTAATAGCGCGAAGAAGCCTGTTATTCAACATCCTTTGTATGGCTGGCAGTATTCGAGCGCATTTACCTGTAGCGGTCTGAATAACAGCACTGACGCTAATTTGCTCTATATTGAGCTTGACAAGGGTGACGGAATAGAGAATAATCCGGCACCAATAGCAACTCCGACACCAACGGTAACTCCGGTAAAGAATAACGCTTGGAAAGGCAATGAGGAATATTACCTCGACAATGATAATGTAAGAAAATGGCAACATGCTATGAACATCGGATTTGACACAGACGAGCTTAAGGAAGATGGCAAGTTTGGAGCTAATTCACAGAGATTCGCCAAAAATCACAATCTGTGGAGCGGTCAGATTCACGATTGCCCGACAGCCATTAAGTGGCTGAGAAAAACTCTGCATGACAAGTATCATTTTTATAAACTTGATACTGACTATAAAGAGTGGAGCGACTACCTCACTAAATGTGTCATGGTATTCCAAAAGAATAGAGGTCTTAAGCAAGATGGATATGTTGGATTGATTACAACATACTATTTGCTCAAAGGTTAAATACATGAGAGCTACTTTAGGGTAGCTCTTTTTTATTACAGGGAGGTGAGAAAATGGCAGAGAGCATTGAGCTTCAAATCAAGTCAGACGCACAACAAGCGACTAAAGCCATAAGCAATTTACAAAGTAAGTTGCAAGGACTTGGAGATACTCTCAATTCCCTCAATGGTGCAAGCATAAGCAATTTTGCGAGTGGAATGTCTCAACTTGCAACATCACTTAGAAGCGTGAGCAGTATTGACACACGTACCTTTAGCAAGATTGCAACTAACATGGAAAAGCTCGGCAACCTTGATACCGCAAGACTTGTCAGCTCGGCAAGTGCCTTAAAGAGCATGGCAACAGAACTGTCGGGCTTTGCAAATATTTCAAAGCAATCAGCAGAGATTACACAGCTAACAGCTTCAATCTCAAAGCTCGGTTCAAAATCAGCCGGTTATGCCGCAGACAACATAAGGAACCTTGGCAGTGCCTTGAAAGAGGTAATGACAACGTTATCTAGCGCACCGAGAGTCAGCAACAACATTATCCAAATGACTAATGCACTTGCAAATCTGTCACAGCAAGGCTCAAAAGTTGGTTCGGCTAGTAGGTCACTTGTAACAGGCTTTTCAAACACAAGCAAGTCGATCAAGCGTACAAAGAGCGGTTTTAAGGGCTTAGCTTCAACTATCGGTAAGTTTTACGCAACTTATTGGCTGGTTATGAGGGCTGTCGGAAAGCTAGGCAGTACAGTTGATTTGGCGAGCCAGCTAACAGAGGTTCAGAACGTAGTAGATACCACGTTTGGCGATATGGCAAGCAAGGTTGATGATTTTACAAAAACATCAATTCAAGACTTTGGAATGTCAGAGCTGACAGTTAAGCAAATATCAAGCCGTTTCCAAGCGTTAGGCACTTCTGTAGGTATTACATCACAGCAAGTGGCAAATGGTACGGCAGTGGCGAATAAAGCTCTTATGAGCCAAAATAACACGCTATACAAGACTACAGACAGTATGGCCGATATGTCGCTTAATCTCACAAAGCTGGCTGGTGACATGGCTTCATTCTACGATGTAGACCAAGCTGATGTTGCAAAGAGCTTACAATCAATTTTTTCGGGAACAATAGCACCATTAAGGAGATACGGACTTGATTTAACACAGGCCACACTTTCAGAGTGGGCTATGAAAAACGGACTTGACGCAAATATCAAGTCAATGACGCAAGCTGAAAAGGTATTGCTAAGATATAATTATGTCATGGCAAATACGCAAGCTGCACAAGGAGACTTCGCCAAGACAGCCGATAAACGAAACGTTAGTTTCATGTGTCGCGCAGCATAGTAATATGCTGATGAAAAATCGAGCAAAGTCGGTGAAAACTAAGTTGATTTAGACAACATACTTTGATATAATATGTTTGAGGTGATTTAATGAGAACGTATTATATCTATAAGGCTACAAATAAAGTAAACGGAAAATTATATATCGGACAAACAGTAAACTATCACGCCAGGGTTCAACAACATTTAAGGTGTTCGCCAAAAGAGGATTGCTTATTTCACAGGGCAATTGAAGAATATGGCAAAGACAGCTTTGAATGGGAAGTGATTGACAAGTGCAATAGTTCACAGAAAGCATTGCAGCTTGAAAGATTTTATATATCCTTGTATAACACATACAGAGATGGATATAATGAGAATAAGGGCGGTGTCGGTGGACATAACGCAAGAGCTGTCGTAAGGCTGGATAAAGACGGAACATTCATAGAAAGATACGACAGTGCGATGGAAGCCGACAAATATGGCTTTGGTAATACTGATGTATTATTATGTTGCAAGAATAAAATGCTGACATGTAAAGGCTATCAATTCATGTTTGAAGATGAATATAAAGCTAATGGAGCTAAGACATATGTAAAGCCAAAACCTATCAATCAGAGAAAAGTTATTCAATGTGACCTAAAAGGCAATTATATCAAAGAATTTGATAGCATAGCACAAGCTTCAGCCGAAACAGGAACAAACAGGACAACACTGATAGGGGCATTGAAACATCGTTATAAAAATGCCAATGGATATATTTTTGTCTATGAAGAAGATTTTCCGATAAAGGATTTGAGCATGTATACTAAACTTAAAAAGGGTAGGAAAATAGCTCAAATTGATATAAAAACAAATAAAGTAGTCAAAGAGTATGATAGAATATCTGACGCTGGCAAAGCGTTGGGGGTCAATTACAAAGCCATACACAAAGTAGTTGATAAACCCGACAGGACAGCATACGGATATAAATGGATAAGTCAATAAGTCAATACCGAGGTAATCAATCAGATAGCGAAAGGCTGATTGACACTGTAACGCGTAGGAAGTGAATAAATATAATCTTCCCAAGAGTGCTCGACAACCATAAGACGTAGAAATGCGTCTTATTTTTGTGGTTGAAAATGTACGCTGAACTTATAGGAAACTATAAGAAGTAGAGGATAAAAAGCCTTTACGATAACAAATTGACATGGGCGAATAGTGTAAGAGTCCTCAAGCAAGAGTTCCAAGCATGGGGCAGTATCATAGGTAGCGTAGTAATAAATGCTTTAAAGCCGTTTGTTCAAGCCTTAAACAAGGTAATGCTTAAGGTTATTAGCTTCACAAGAACTGTAGCTGACGCACTCGGAGCAATCTTCGGATGGACTATCGAGATAAGCGGTCGCGGCGCCACGGCTGACGGCATGGAGGACATAGCTGACGGAGTGGGCGATATTGGCGATAGTGCTGATAGTTCTAATAAGAAAGCCCAAAAACTGAAAAAGACACTGCTTAGTATAGATGAGATACACGCACTTGACGATAACAGCGATAGTGGCAGTGGCGGTGGTTCAGGCAGTGGCGGTTCAGGCGGTGGTGGAGCTGGCAGTGGTGTTGATAGCTCACTGAAAAAGACGGATGGATTGCTCGAAAAATACAAATCATCAATCAAAGACCTTTACTCACTCGGAAAGTACATCGGTGACGCAATAGCCGACTCACTTAATTCTATTAATTGGGATAACGTGTATCAGAGCGCATCGAACTTTGGAAAAGGACTTGCAGACTTCCTTAACGGCTTAATAAGTCCAAAATTATTTACGGCACTCGGAAAGACGATAGCTGGCTCGATAAGAACTGCCATAGTTTTTGCTTTTTCGTTTACGTCAACGTTTGACTGGGGAAACCTTGGAGACAGTTTTGCTTCATTTATAAATGGCGCATTACATGAAATGTCAAGAGTAAGTGACGTTACAGGGCTGACAGGCTGGCAAGAACTTGGAAAAACAGTCAATAATATTGTTCACGGCATACGAGATGCTTTAATTCACGCGCTAGTCAATGTTGATTGGAAAGACGCATTTAAGGGAATTTCAGAATTTATCGGAGAACTTGATATTGATACTTTTACTATTCTTATTGGTGCGTTTACATGGAAACACGGACTCAAAGAGATAACCAAAAAACTTATTACATCTGAATGGGAAAAGTATGCAACAGCTAAGGGCTTGTCGGGAACACGACTTGCACTAAGGGGAGTCGAGGTACTAGTTATCGTGTCGGGTATCAATTACGTGCTGGCACACATGAAAGGGTGGATTGATAAACTCAAAGAGTGGTTCAAGAGTCCGGAATCCGGAATGGGAATAAGCGACGAAGTCACAGGCTTTGACGGAAAAAAGATTAAACTTGTTACTCCTCTCGAGTGGAGAATCAAGGAAATAAAGTGGAAAATCAAAGACGCTGAAAAAAGCGTAGATAATTTTTTCAAAGACTTGGGAAATTATTTCAAAAAAGGCTGGAAAACATTTAAAAAGAATATGTCTTTAAATGTTGATGATTTACAAAACGTATTAGGGCCACAGCTTTACAACGGCTTTGTTGGGATTATTAATGACATTATAGGATTGCTTAACAAAATACCCGGTGTTGAAATACCAAAATTTAAAAAGAAAGCAGTTAAAGGGGTCAACGATACCGCAAAAGAAATAGGAAAGAGTGCAAGCAAAATTGATGATAGCTACAAAAACTTAAGTGCTGGTGTAAGTGGGTATTTAGGAAATATCAACACTTCACTTGATGGTACTAAAAGCAAGATGGACAGCATGGAAAGAAAAGCGAGTACAACTAGCTCTAATTCTAGCGCATCTTTTTCGAACTTAAATGCCGGAGTGAGTGGCTATTTAAGCGGAGTCAACACTTCAATTGACGGAACTAAAGGCAAGATGGATAGCATGAGTGGCAAGGCGAGCGGAACATCGCTTAGCACAAGCGGTTCTTTCTCAGCATTATCATCAAATCTCTACAATTCATTAAGTGGAGTTAATGGCTCATTGGGTAACACTAAATTTAACATGGGATTATTCCAAGATGCTGCGGAAAATATGAGAAGAGGAACATCGAACTCATTCTCAACAATGGCAAGTAACGCAAGCACTTATCTTGGCTCGACAAGTGGAAGCTTCAGTGGACTTAAAGGAAAAGTCGATAACACGAACGGAAGTTTGAATACATTTAAGTGGTATGCAAGCCAAAACTATACTGTTGGAATAAGCAGTTGGGGATTTAGCGGTGTTAAGAGCTCGATAGATGGCATTGTACGCTCATTGGATAATTTGTTTAAGTACAACAATAAAAGATTCAATATTACCACAGGCACAAAATACATGGGGTATCAGTCATTGCTTGACAGAGCACCACATTTTGCTAGTGGTGGTTTCCCAGAAGAGGGTCCATTCTACATGAACCGAGGAGAGATAGTTGGTAAATTCTCAAATGGTAAAACAGCCGTAGCAAATAACCAACAAATTACAGAGGGAATTAAACAAGCTGTCATGGAGGGAATGGCACAAGTAATGATGAACTCTAACGTTGGTGGAAGCCCTGCACCTATCATTGAAAATGTGTTTAAATGCGACAGCGAAACCCTCTATCGCATGACGCAGGTAGGCAAGGCAAAACACGGACAACGATATATCGTAGCAAATGAATTTGGTTAAGACACTCACCCTTGCGTGGGTGTCTTTTTACGAGGTAACAAAATGGCAATGATGTTAGTAGACGGAGTGGAATTACCTACTCCGTCAAGCTTTGAATGGGGCTTAATTGATGTATCTGCAAGCGATAGTGGACGTACGCAAGACGGCAAAATGCACAAAAACAGAATAGCGCAGAAACGACAGATTAAATTGTCGTGGAATGGTACAGACAAGCCTAGGACAGCTCAAATATTGCAAATGGTAAATCCGGAATATATCAGGGTAACATATCCTGACGCTATGAGCGGAACTGATGAAACGCGCACGTTCTATGTCGGTGACAGGAATGGAATCATTAAAATATGGACTGTAAACAATAAGAGGTATGAGACATTGAGTTTTGACCTCATAGAAGAATAGGTGGTGATTTAATGCTTAACGTATCGGCTAAATGGCAAAGGGCAGTAATGCTCGACAATGACATAAACGTAAACTGCTTTGCCAACATAGTTACGGCAAGCGGTGAAAAAATTCCTATTAGTGATAGTGAGCTGTGGGCGAACGGCTTCGAGGTCAATGACTCAACATCAAGCAATGGTACTTTCACGATCGGGGCTTTGATTGCTGGAAAACTGAAAATTAAGCTGAATAACATTTATGAAGATTTCAGTAAGTATGATTTTGACAAGGCAACCGTAACGGCATATGTTTCAAAAAGCTTTTCTGACGGCACAACCGAAAAATTAAAAATCGGTGAGTACAGAGTCAGCGAGACAAGCTATGACGGCTCACTCATAACACTTACTTGCCTTGACAATATTAATAATTTCAATCGTGAGTATGACAGCAATTTAAGCTACCCTACGACAGCATATGAGGTAGTCAGAGACGCTTGTATTAAGTGCGATGTACCTTTTACTATGGCGAGATTTGACAACTCTGATTACGTGATTAACGAGATACCAAGCGATAATCAAAAACTCACATATGGACAGGTAATAGCTTATATCTTGCAGTTAAGCGGGTTATGGGGCAAATGCGGTCACGATGGCGAATTGCTTATCGGATGGTATGATATGAGTCAGTTTGACAGTCAAGGCTACGATGGTGGAACTTTTAGCGCAAAAAATACACCATACTCTGACGGAGATACACTGAATGGTGGAAATTTCACCGACTATTCAAGTGGAGATAACGCTGATGGTGGAACGTTTACAGAGGCGAGAAATTACCACAACATTTATACGCAAAAAGACTTGAATGTTGCAACCGATGATGTTGTTATCACTGGTGTAAAGGTAACTGTAACCTCAAAAGAAGATAAAGCAAAAGATGTTAATGCACTTGCTGGAAAAGAGGGGTATGTAGTCTCAATCTCTGATAATCCGTTTATTCCGGCAGACAAGGCACAGACAGTTGCAAATTATATCTTCAAAAAAATCGGTGGCATGAGGTTCAGACCTCTCGACGCTACACTTTTGTCAAACCCACTGATTGAGAGTGGAGATGTGGCACTTGTGACAGACCGCAAACAGAATACCTATAGCTGTTTTATTTCCAACCGAACATTTACAGTTGGAAGTGGCACAAAAATTTCGTGTGACGCTGAAAATGCCTCAAGAAATAGCGCCGATAAATTCAGTAACGAGACAAAGGCTATTGTACAGGCAAGAAAAGTAGTGCAGACACAGTTAAGTGCATATGACAAGCAAATGCAAATGCTGACACAACTAATGTCTCAATCACTCGGACTTTTTAAGACCGAACAAGTGCAAGAGGATGGCTCGATTATTTACATTATGCACAATAAAGTCGACCTCAATTCAAGCAATATACAGTGGAAAATGACAGCTAATGGCATGGCTGTATCAAATGATTACGGCAAGACATGGAAAGCCGGAATTGATAAAGATGGAAACGCTATCTTCAATATTATGTCGGCTATCGGAATTAATTTTGATTGGGCGCATGGCGGTACGCTCACTTTAGGCGGTGAGAATAACACAAACGGCAAACAGTATGTCAAAGACGCAAACGGAAAAATTTTGATTACGCTTGACAACAAGGGTATTACACTTGCTGACGGAGTTAATATATCATGGAATAATATTTCTAATAAGCCGAGTATACCAAGCAAAACAAGTGATTTAGCAAACGACAGCAACTATGCCACAACGGACCAGATACCAACCGACAACAAACAGTTAACTAATGGAGCCGGGTATCAGACTTCTGGGCAAGTCACACAGATTACAAAAAATACTGTCACGACTGAATATGTAAATGCCTTGGAAGTTAAAGCTGGAAGTGTGGATGCTGAAAATATTACCGGAACGACAATAACCGGAAAAAATATTGTTGGTGGTACAATAAATATTGGCAATGGAGTGTTTGCAGTTGATAGTAATGGAAAAGTAACTGCTTCAAACTTTAATATGTCCGGTGGAAGTATTTCGCTGAACGGAAATCTAAGCAATTCAACGATTGTTTTAAAAGCTACCGACAATTCGGGAAACAATTATGAACTTTGGATGAATGGTGCAGTCTTGCGAATTGTCAAGAATGATGAGAATCTGATTACACTCTACGGAACCACAGGCTCTATAGGCGCGCAGACAATGTATGCTCAAGAAATACAATCTGATAAATTTAGGGAATCAGCCGGAGGATATGCGATGTGTGGTGACACAACAGGGCACACATACCATTGTACCTGGGATGGTACGAAATTATGGTTTGAGGTGGACAATACATGGGTGTGGAACTCATCTGACAAGCGATTAAAGAAAAATATTCAGTCTATCCAGGATGAATATATATGCGCAATCGGTGCGGTAGATTTAGTCCAGTACAACCTCAATCGTGAGAATTACTCTGATAAAGAACTGTACTTCGGAGCAATAGCGCAGGATGTTGTTGCAGAGTTGGAAAGTAGAGGGCTGAATGATGAGAATATCAAACTTCTGTCAAAAAAGAAAGTATCGGACGACTCCAACAAGCTTTATTACGGCATGGACTACGAACAATTTCTATTGCTAAGACTTGCACATGATGAAAAGAGGATAACTGAACTGGAAGAAAGAAACCGACAATTAAGTGAGAAAATATCCAAAATCTATAAAAAGTTAGGTATAGAGGAGGTATAACCATGGCTATTCAAATGAGACGAGGGGCATACGCACAGTTTGACCCCTCAAAAATGAAAGCCGGAGAATGGGCGGTATCGACTGACTCCGACACAAAAAAACAGCAGATATGGATGTGTTTCGCACCCGGAATAGTTAAGCGGATGGGAACTGTTGAGGATTTCGATACTGAAATTCAAAGACTTATTCAGGATTATCTTGACGGCATGGCTCAATCTGTGTCACAAGCCCGAAAATCAGCACAAACCGCGACAGAAAAAGCTACCTCGGCAAGCAACTCAGCTTCACAGGCTCAAAAATCAGCACAAACCGCTTCACAAAAAGCAAACGAGGTTGCGCAGGTTTCAGGAAAGATTGACGCGGCAGTGAGCCAAGCAAACGCAGCTACAGCAAAAGCAAATGAAGCTGCACAAAAAGCGGAGCAACAAGCCGGGCTTGTCGAACAGAAAGCAAACGGAAGGGGTATTACTTTTTCTGTGACAAGTGCCGGACTACTCAACGTGAGCAAGGAGGATTAAATATGAGCGGAATAGATATTATATCAGATACGACAGGACAAGCGATTGTTGAGAGCATTAAAGCCCTTGGTACAAAGTTAAGCGAGGGAAGAGTTATTTATGGTGTTCATGTCAACGGTGCGGACAGTAACCCGAAAACGAGGGTCAGATATTTAGCAGACGCAGTAGGCATGACTCCAGCGGCCATGAATTTCACGAGTGGAACTTTTGATTATGGCTCATGGGCAAATGCCTTTTTCATGCCAAGACCATGTATGCTTAAAACAAATGGTCAAGTTGACTACTACCTCAACGAAAATGACTTGGCTAAAAAAATAGATGGTAGTGCATCGGATGTAGCAAACGTTGATTACGATGGAAATGCTATGATAGAATGGGGCAATGGTACAGACATTATATGGTGGAAAATTGCACCTGACAAGGGCAATCCAAACAGCGCAAGCCTTTATGTTGCCAACTATCAAGCCGATAAAGATTTTAAAAACCTGAATTTCATTGACATTAACGGCAATGAAAAATCTCATTTTTATACACCAATTTATAATGGCTCGCTTGATAGTAATAATAAGTTACGCTCAATAAGCGGTCAGGCAGTCATTAAATCAAAGACAGCCAGTCAAGAAATGGCATATGCAAGAGCCAATGGTACAGGCTATGAAATCGAGCAGTATGTTGACAGACTTTTGATTAATATTTTACTTATCATCATGGGAAAATCTACCGAGACGCAAGATGTATTCGGGCGAGGCATGAGTGAAAATGCTAATAATGAAAACTTGTTGCTTAAGACTGGTACAATGAATAGCAAAGGTTTATTTTGGGGCGAAAATGCCGGAAAAGCCGGAGTTAAAGTATTTGGTATGGAGAATTATTATGGCAATCAGTGGCGAAGAACAGCTGGGCTTATCCTCGCTAAAGGTACAGCAAAAGTCAAGCTATCTCCGTCAACAAAGGATGGAAGCAAGGCAACCAACTACAACACTGACGGAACAGGATATATTGAGATACCTAATTCAACTCCTAGTGGTACATCGGGTGGATATATTAAAGATATGCTGTATACAGCATTAGGCATGTTTCCAATATCAATTACAGGCTCATCATCGACATATTATCCTGATGGCTGTTGGTTTAACATTGCAATTATAGCCTTTGCTCTTTTCGGTGGCGCCCTGGACCTCGGCCGTCGTTGTGGCGCGTTCTACGTGTTCTTGCGCTTCGTGGCTGGTAACGCGGGGTGGTACATCGGGGCTTCTCTTTCCTACAAATAACTTGCAACAGGGAAGAGGGAATTTCTGCCTAAGCAGAAAGGGAGAAACCACGTTTCTCCTAAGAAAATTTGTAACTATAAACGTGTGTAGTTAATTTTATATAAGGGATTTAGTTTGCGCCTTTGCTCTTTTCGGTGGCACCCTGAACAACGGCCGTCATTGTGGCGCGTTCTACGTGAACTTGAACAACGTGGCTGGTAACGCGAGGTGGAACATCGGGGCTTCTGTACCTATCATTCATGGGATAAAATGAATGCAGACTAAATTCCGTACCCCTTGGTAAAAATTAACTCGATGCAAGCTACTGCTAGTAGTAGGATATGGTCGAACGTGGTAGAGAGGATAGGAAGAGAATATGTATGAGAACATACAGAAATCTATATGCTGAATTTATTTCAGACGAAAATATAAAACTTGCAATTCAAAACTTCTCTAAGGGTAAAAAAAGAAGAAACAAAGTCAGAAAAATTTTAGCAGACCTTGATACATACATACCCAAAATTAGAGAATATGCGATTAACTTCACACCTTTTGAGCATAAGCCCAAAGAAATATATGACGGAATATCACGAAAGAAACGCAAGATAGTAATACCGACAGTTATGGAGTCAATAGTACATCACATGATAGTGAACGTGCTTAAACCCATGTTTAACAAAGGAATGTATGAACATAGTTACGGCTCGGTTCCTAAGCGTGGCGGTGCGTATGGCAAGAAGCGCATATGTAAATGGATAAGACAAGGCGGTAAAAATATTAAGTATTGCTATAAACTTGATGTGAAACAATTTTACGCTAGTATTCCGCAGGATAAATTAATTAAAAAACTTAAATCTAAAATTAAAGATTTTAAATTCATGCAGATTGTTGAAAATGTTATACATTGCGTGCCGAATGGCTTGCCGCTTGGCTTTTATACCTCTGTATGGTTCGCTAACTGGTATTTGAGTGAACTTGACCATGAAATTAAATCGCTTGGCATTGAACTGAAATACGCACGCTATGTTGACGATATGGCTATATTTTGTGCGAGTAAAAAGAAATCGCACAAGATAAAAGCTGTGATTGATAACAGCCTTGCAAAATTAGGCTTGACAGTCAAAGCAAACTGGCAGATATTTCGTTTTCACTATCTACCTCGAAACCCATATGTCAGCAAGAATGGAAAACTTGCAACGTATGGCAGACCGCTTGATTTTATGGGGTATAAATTTTACAGGAACAGGACTACCTTAAGAAAAACAATCCTTAAGAAAATAAGAACAAAAGCTGTCAGAATATGGCAAAAAACAAAAGTTACAATATTTGACTCAAAACAAATGGTTTCTACTCTTGCGTGGATTAAAAATTGCGATATGTACGATTATTACAAGGAACATATCAAACCATTTGCAGATTTTGGAAAACTAAAACACAAAATTTCAACAGCAGACAGAAAGGCAAGGTGCATTGAATATGACAGAATACAAGCTCGTAGAAAGCATGCAATCGGACAAACCACTTGATATTGACGCAACATCTTCTCCGAACATCGTTTATCAACGTAAAAACATTAAGCTAGTTGAAGCAACAGGAAACGAGTATGATTTTACCTATAAGCCTAAGCATTGGGAGTACGATGAACGTGAGCTGACACAAGATGAATACTCACAGTATCTTATCGCAATGGAACAGGCAAAAGAGATTAACGAACACTCTGATGAGGAAGCGATAGACAACTACACAAGGCAGTTAATGGACGAGGGGGTATTATAATGAGAATTTTAGTAGAAAGCCTTAAAAGGCTATACGAGAGTGGTAGAGTAACCAAAGAGGAGCTACTCGACAGAGTAGCAAGCGGTAAAATATCGCAAGAGGAATATGAGTACATTACTTCACAATTAGAATAAAAAAGAGAGGGAACTTTCCCTCTCTGATTATTGCCCTATAAATACTCCAACATCATCTGCGAATGGGTTGAAATTGTAATCCATTTCAATACTTTGCGCGTTTGTTGGAACTTCAAACGATATATCGACATTTCCAGTTCTGCCCGGTGAAAGCTCTAAAATTGAAGAACTGTCAGTCAAATAAAGCATGTTTTCGACTTGCACGTTATCGGCATATCCGGTTGCATTGGTGTAAGAAAAACTAAATGTTTCGTCACTATTATTTACCACTTGAAAGCTAAAAGTAACATATTTATATCCGCTTTTAGGCTTTTTGTAATCATAATTCGTATTTTCATAAAAATTAGTTAAAGCTACATCTATATTGTCTTGATAAGTTATTCCCTCTCCGACACGAGCTTCAACTTTTTGATAACCTTGTGGTGAATCGCCCTCTGTCTCGGTTTCTATCTCGCTTTCAATTTGCTTATTGGACTTCTTTTCGCTTTTAGCGGTATCAGCACTTGAATAGTCCACAAAAATCAATCCTAAAGCAGAAAGAATACATATCACAATAGCAACAATCGAGCCTACATGACGTCTTGGAATTTGTTCTGAACTCTTAAGAGCTAAATCAATGATAGCAAGCGTCAGTGCTGTTACGATACATATTACATCAAGAAAAAGCGGTGCGCATAGCACAAGTGGCAAGCAAAAGCAGATGGCTATTGTACTTAATACAGAATCTTTCTTTTTAAACGGCTTATCTTGTATGTATAAATTTACATAATAGCTTGAGGTCTTGCGGTCAACGAGATAATTGCTCTCGATGTACCTGCAGACCATTTCCATATTACCTTGATAATGCCTATCTAAATCACCGATATTAACATAATGATTGTTAATGCAGTATTCTCTATATCTTTTCATATAAAAATCCCCCTTCTAGTTCTTTTTTGCTATTTTACTCTTTACAATCCCTATTGTCAATATTCGACATAATAATACACTTTAAAGTGCTACAGTAATGATGTTCTCGAACAGGAGAACTCTTCAAGTTTCGGTAGGGCGGTAGGCTAATTGGCGGTCTATCGCCCTATTTTGTATTGGCGCCTACAAGCATATGTTCTATAATTGGTTTTAGAAAGTGGGGTTTTAAAAATGGATTACAAGAAAGAAATAATACAGATGATTGAAAAAATAGAAGATGCAGGCACTTTGGGGTACCTGCATACATTCATAAAACTTTTTTTGGAAAAGTGGGGCTAGTCCTCACTTTTTTCTTTTCGAGATAACATAACGTCAATCATGCTTAAAATCGTTTCCTTATCTCTATTGTCTAGTAAAGAAAACTTTTCTAACAATTTAAAATCCTCTTTTGCCATATCGGGAGTTGGCTCTTTTTTCTTAGAAACATCAAATCCCATTAACCACATAGGCTCGACTCTTAAAATCTTACCCATTTTACCACTGCTTATATTAGATGGTGCATGAGAGCCACTAAGATATTGACTAATAGAAGCTTTGCTCACACCGGACCTGTCAGCCAGTTCTTGAGGCTTCATATCCAAATCAGATAACGCTTCTTTTAATCTTAAAGCAGTAATTTCGTTTTTCACTTCATTTCACTCCTTTCCTATTTGATAAATCAATCATAACACAAAGATGTTAAACTTTCAACAAAAAAGTTAAACTTTATCAAACTTTTGTGTTGACATTCAGGTTAAACAGTGTTAAACTAAGCGTGTGTTAAAGAAAGGAGGTAAAGCAAATGCCATATAGATATGACAAACTAAGAGGACGAATAATTGAAAAGTGTGGCAGTCAAGCCAAGTTTGCCGATAAAATAGGCTTATCACAGAATAGTGTATCAAGGAAGTTGAATTGCGATGTGGGTTTTTCACAGACTGATATGCTTAACTGGGGAGCTGTATTGGATATTCCACAGGCAGAGTATGGCACTTATTTTTTTAACTGAAAAGTTAAACGGAGTTAAACTTAGGAAAGGAGATGAAGAGGTGGATACAAACGACATTCATAAAACTTGTGAAGAGATAATGGGAAATTGCAAAAAGGCAAACACCATGTCAAACATAGCGATTGTCTGCGGGATTCTTTCAATATTAATCAATGTCCTAACTGGGATAGATAAGATAGAAAGCTTTGCACAGTCTTTATTATCTTATCTGCATTAATAAAAACAGAAAGAATTAAAGATAATACTGAAACTATCGTAGATATGTTTGCCCGTACCGCAGAAGTGACAGACGCTTTACTAGCTTTTTGAGATTCTTTAATAGCTAGTTCAGCTTGCGTTTTGGAACTTTCTGCAATTTCTTTGGCGGAATCAGCTTGAGATTTAGCGGATTGAGCCATGTCGTGAAGTTCCTTGCTTGTCTTTTCGAGATAAGCAGACTGACTTTCTAAAAGCTCGTATGGAGATTTGTCTTTTTCATATGTAGGTGATTCAATTTTAGGAATTTTGTGTTGCGGAAATAATTTATCCATATTTGGGTAATTTGGTTTGTATTGCATAGTGACCTCCAATATTTTTATACCATATACATTTTGAAGTCTTTCAACGCATTGGTACTACACAATGCTTCTTTAAATGTTCCGTCACTTATGCAGTTTAAGTTCAGCAGTTTAATCGCCATTAGCTGACGGATTGAGAGGAGTATCTAGCGTAGCACGGCATATTACCGGACATGCCAACCATGATTTTTTATCGAGCTTTACTGCCCAAAATGCGCTACACCGATTGCTACATTTTAAATGCGACCTCGCAAATATGGAACAGGCAAAATCAAAATTGCTTTCAAGGTTTTTACCTCCTAGCGTATTTTGCCCAATATGGCACTTTTATAGTAACGGATTTCCTAACTATTGTCAAGAAAGGAGATGGGAAATTGAACAAGAAAAAACGACAGGCGAGCTTTAAAAAACTTGATACGCTCATAAAAGCTAGAAACGTTTCGTTTTACAAACTGTCAGAAGAACTCGGAATGGCGCGAAGTACTTTTTCGGATTGGAAGTCAGGAAAATCAATGCCAAAAACAGACAAGCTAATTAAGATTGCTAATTATTTTGGCGTAGAAGTTTCTTATTTTATTGATTAGAGAGAAAGGAGTAAAAATGTCGAAAATCGAAATCAGGCAGGTTGAGGGTGAAAAGATTTTTACAGAAATCTGCATTGACGGTCACAAAATTGACGGAGTGAGAGGCTATGAATTGAAACAAGACAAAGCTGGATTTCCCGTACTAACAATTGACTTGAATGCGTTTGATATTGCCACAGACTTGCGAACACTACAGTTGAATCAAAAATATGTAGGCACTATTAAGAGTATCAAATTTAGAGACGGCTATGAGGTTAATTTTGGCTCTCATGTTTCAGAGAGCCAATAGGAACTATTTGTTGAGATTTTGAAGAATAGAGCATTGTTTAGGGTTGTGGCAACAACCAAACGACATTGCATATTGACAGACTAACCGACCATTCTCAAGACTTTGTTTTTCCAAGTCGGAAGTATCTATCATTTTAATCTCAACGGAATAATCCCTGTTCTGCTTATTGCAGAAACCATTAAGAATCATAAGCGACTCACCTCCTTATTATCTAATAGGGAGATTATACCACAGTTTTTGAGAAAGGAGTAACGAATGGAATTAATACCTATGTTAAATCAAAAACTTGGAAACGACATAGATGGCGCAAACTTTATGACGTTTATGAGAGGAAACAGACAGGAATGTGCCAAGATGGCAAGTGATGTTAAGAAGATACTTGCCGAACACAACCTATCCGTTTCACAGATTAAGGGTTTCTTAGAGTATATGAAGATTAATGTAGAATCGTATTCATATCTTCATTCTCCGAAATAACCCGTATCGGAAATTCCTCTGACATTAAGTCACCATCGGGAATTTCTTTAGCAGCATTAAGAATATCAAGAAGTTTGGCAGAACTAGGATATTCTTTACCACAGTTAGGACAAACAATCTTGTCAACAGATATTTCTTCGCTGACAAGATACTTGCAAGAGCAAGCACAAGTTATTTGAAATTTTAGAAACATATTTTTCACCTCTTTTCTTATTTAGAATAAGAGGATTATACCACAGAAAGGAGAAAACATGAACGATTTACAAATTTTCAACAATGAAGAGTTCGGAGAAATCCGAACAGTAGCAGTAAATGACGAACCTATGTTTTGCTTGGCTGATATATGTAAAGCGTTGGAGCTTACGCAGCCATCAAAGGTAAAAGAAAGATTAAATGAAAAGGGTGTGCGTAGTATTCCTACCCTTACAAAAGGCGGAGAGCAGAAGTTACTTTATATAAATGAAAGTAATCTTTACAAGGCAATCTTTCAGAGCCGCAAAGAAAGCGCAGAGAGATTTACAGAATGGGTTACATCAGAGGTGCTTCCGTCTATCAGAAAAACAGGCAGTTATGGTGTGCCAAAAACAACAGGCGGTCAGATACAGCTTTTGGCACAGGGCTATACAGAGCTTGAGCAGAAAGTAAACGACATCAAAGATGATGTGAGCGAGCTTAAGGAAAATGTACCGCTTTACAGTTGCGATATTGACGAGATACAACAGCACGTTAAGCGCAGAGTTGTAAATATCCTTGGTGGCAAGCAGAGCGAAGCATACAGGGATAACAGTATCAGACATAAGACATTTTCCGATATATGGACACAGTTAAAGCGTGAGTATGGTTGCGTATCTACCTATAAAAGTATCAAGAGGAAGTATATAGACGATGTGCACGAGTTCATTGATTGCTATGTTGTGCCTAAGTACCTTGACGAGCTTATTCAGGACGCGAACGCTCAACAGAGTTTCGCATAGCGAGGTGATTGTATGAGAAAAAGAACTTTAAAAGAGAAATTCTATACAGGCTGTGGCTATTCGATTTTTGGAGCATTAGCATTTGCGTTTTTCCTTGGATTATCGGTGGCATACGGAATTAAAACCGCAAGTATTATCGTTGGAGCAATCGTAACAATATTTTGGCTGATACTGATTGCAATATGTCTCATAGAGGAGGGAGAACCGCATGAGAAAAAGAAAACTGATGTTGATGTTATTAATTTCAACAATTGGAACTATGACCTTAAAGCCAATAGCAACGAAAGCAGATAGCAAAGTTGAGCCGACAGCCGGTGTTGCTTCCTATTTAAATAGCGTAATTCTTGGAAAGGTTGAACCGACAGTAGTTGAGAATGAGCCGGTTGTAGTTGAACAGACCTATGAAGAGCCAACAGTTCCAACTTGCCGTAAGAAATACAGTTGTAGCCGATTTAGGAAACTAGGACGAGTCAGATATGACAATTACACTTATACGTGGTACTCGCAGAGAGTGTTACCGGGAGGTGGTTTGAACATTCCGGGTAGACATTTAAATGAGCATGGACTTGTAGTTGACGAAAACGAGTATGTAGTAATTGCGAGTGATGATTTACCACACGGAACTGTAGTTGATACTCCTGTTGGCATACAAGGCATTGTATATGACGAAGGGAGCGGAAATGGGAACCTTGACATCTACTGCGATTGGTAGCCAATTGAAGCGTCAGAGTGCTAACGATTACCTACAAGAACTATATCGAGCTAAACGGCACGAGGACAAATCATTTGACTTTCAAGCGCTACTAGATAAAGAAATGGAGAAGCTAAATGAGCGACAATGTAAGACGAATTAAGTTAGGCGATACGAGATACAAACTCAAACCACTGACTAGAGAACAGAAGCTATTGCTCGACAAGGCTCATTACGTGGCTAGTGAGTGGCTTTTTGTATCGGAGTCGGACTCATACCTAAGAGTAGTGAAAAAATCAAGCCTGCATGGGAACTTGATTCTAAAAACCATAAACAAATAGAAAGAGAGGAAATGCAATGAAGATTACACACATTTTTGCACAGAATTTTTGCAAATTCTACGGCAAAAACACATTAGACACGGATTTTTCAATGAAAACTGTACTATCCGGTCAGAATGAAGTCGGCAAATCAACAGTTAAGAGGATTATTCTTGATGTGCTGAATTGTCACGATGAGAATGACAGAGAGATTACAGGCATAAGACCACATGACGAATGTGGAATTGAGATTGACGATGTTGACATTATAAGAGCTGTTACCTTTGAGATTGACGGAAAAGCAAAGACTCTGAAAAAAATCACAAGACAAGGAAGAAATAAGGACGGCGAAGTTTGTTCAGGACACACAGATTACTATGTCAATGATGTTACATACAAAATGGTTGAATACAACGAGTTTATTAATGATAATATCGCAGACCTCAAGATATTGCCATTTTGTCTTAACGCTATGACATTGTTGCTTAAATCGCCAACGAATCAAAGAATAGCACTCTCAACTTTTTTTGGCACACACAAAAATCCTGAAATCTGCGATATGTTTCCGCAGTTTGCTGAACTCAAGCCGATGTTTGATGATGGCGATGTAGACCAGCTCAAGAAAGTATGCCGTGGCAAGCTAAACGGCACAGGCGGTAGGAATGGCTCAAAAGGACTTGTCAAGGAAAGAGACGAAATCTCAACAAGGATTGATACAATTCATTCCACCAATGAGTATACAGACCTTGCAGAACTTGAATTGCAAAAGAAAACCTACGAGCCACAGCTCAAGGAAATTGAAGATAAGCTGTCCGACTACAATAAGATTTTAAAGGACAAACAGAAAGCTACAGAGGACATTATGAACCTTAAGTTTGAGCTTTCAGACATGGAGAGAAAAGCCAATGCCGACAATCAGAAAAAGCGCATGGAGATACAGTTAGAGCTTGATGGCTACAATGTTTCAATCCGCAAAACAGGGTCAATGATAAGGACCGGAAAGGCTAGCATTAAAACCTCTGAAAGAGAGATTGAAGATTGCGCAATAGACTTAGCAAAGGTACGTGCTGATTGGAAAAAAGCAAAGGCTCTTTCCTTTGATGAAAGCAGTGTTAATTGTCCGATGTGCGGTCAGAGATTGCCGGAAGATACAATAGAGAGTTTGAGAACTGATTTTAGTGATAAAAAATTGAAGAAGCTTAAAGAGCTTGAGGATAAGGGCAATTCATTATCAAGTGACAGCAAGGAGCTTAAACAGGCTATCGAGGATAGGAAGAAAGAAATAGCTGACCTCGAAGCAGAACTTAAGGAACTGACGGAAAGACATGACATTGTTGCTAAAGAGCTTGGAAAAGTACCTACTGATATTGACATGACGGGCAACAATGAGTACCAGGCACTTAAAGCCGAAATCGAGGAAAAAGAGAAAGCCCTTGTAGATGAAAACGATACATCGGAACTTATCAGAAAGCTCAAAAACGAGCGAAACGAACTGTTAAGGCAAGTTTCATCAGTTGATACAAAGATTGAGCTTGGTGTGGCGAATAACAAGCGTATAGATGATAGCATAGCTGACCTTGAAAATAAGAGAACAGACCTCAATCAGGAGATTGCCGATTGGGAGAGAAAGCTTGACTTGCTGAAAGAGTTTACACGTAAGAAAAACGAACTCTTACAGGCTGATGTAAATAAGTATCTGAATTTTGCCACAGCAAAGCTTTTCAGACCGCTTTTAAATGGCGATACCGAGGAGTGCTGCGACTTTGTATACAATGGTGAAGCATATGCAAGAAATCTCAATCATGGCGCAAGAATGCTGACAGAAGTTGACATATGCCGAGCTTTTCAGAAAGTGGCAAACGTTAATTTCCCAATTATTATTGATGATACAGAGAGCGTTGACGATTGGAGAATACCACAGATTGATAACCAGTTGATTATGTTGAAGCATACACAGGACAAAGAGCTTGTGATTGAGGCGGTGTGATATGAAGAATGATAGATATATTGTAGAACAAGAGTTTGAACACGCAGGATATAAATGTGTTGTTACATTCAATGTGACGGGGCATAGGTGCGGATATGTAGGCATTCCTAAAAAACACCCTTTATATGGTAAAGAGTATTCAGACTATCTTGAAATTAAGAAAGCAGATGTCGGAGACCGAAAAATAAGCGGTATCTTTCCTTTACTTGGAGCTTGCCTTGATAAAGACGAAAGAATACGAATTGAAGCATATTTTCAATGTCACGGCGGTATTACCTTTGCGGATGGTGGAGAAAATTCAAACTATCCAATAGAAAGTGATTTATGGTGGTTTGGATTTGACTGCGCACATTGCGATGACGCAAAAGACCTTAGACTCGCTTATGAGAGATTTCCTAATTATAGAAAAAGTCTTTTTATACAAATGGAGACTGAAAGTAAATTTCATATTGATGGGTTGATAATCCGCACAGAGGAATATGTAGCAGAAGAGTGCAAGAAGTTAGCGGAACAGTTGAAAGAGTTTGAAGAAAAGTGAGGAATATATGACGAAATTAAGAGTTTGGCATAATTGCCAAGTGGGAGCAGCTAGAAACTTTTATGTAGAAGTTGAAAGCATTGAACAGGCTTGGAAAATCCTTAATACATTATGGAATTATGACTTGTTTCAGTACGAAAATAACATAAAGCCGGATTACTGTAACGCTTCCGGGCTTGAGTATTTTGACGAGGAAGAGCAGGAATGGTGCGAGTGGTACGACGATAACGGATTGGATATAAAAGAGCATTTTGAAGAAAGTGAGGTATAGAGATGATTAAGCAAAAGACGGAGAAGTTACATTTAGAGGTATAAAAAGCCATGTTATGGCAGAGGCAGTCACTGTTTTACGTGCGCTTAAAGAGGTGGTTTCAGAGGAAGAATACAAAACAGTGATTAGACTTGCTGATAAAAGCGAGAAGCAGTTGAGTGGCGAAACCGAGAGAATGAAAGAAGAGCTTAAAAAGTTACTTGGATTATAGGAGGTTCAACATGAGTATTAAGAAGAGAATTTATTACATGAGTGGTAAAAAGCACACTGTAGAGCTTAAGTATGACGGATATATGTATACAGTCATATCTGACGGAGTTTTATTCAAACAGACACCTAATGAACTGTTTGCGGTTCAGACTTTTAATGAGATTTAGGAGGATTAATTATGGCAGAGAATACAGCAGTTGCGGAAAAGAAAGCGTTTACCACCTCATTAAGTGAGTGGAGTAATACAATGACAGGACTTATCATCAATGATTATAAGGCTGTTGGAATGGATATGGACGATTACGCAAAAGAGTGCGCTATGGAAGCCATGACAAGCATTTTCAACCTTGTCAAGAGCGACCCTAAGATTAATATGGGAAACCTTGATACAAGCAATTTAAGAGGCATTGTTAAGCGTTGCGCAAGCCTTAAGTTAAATGCTAGTGCATATCCAAGAGAGTGCTATTTTCAGTTAAGGAATGTAAAGGTGGGAGTTGACCCGCAGACAAACAAGGATATATGGCAGAAACAGGTTGAAATGGGTATTGAGGGCACAGGCTATGACTCTTTGCTTGCCAACTATGGAAAAGATGTTAAACAGGTATATCCGTATTGGGTGATACATGAGGGAGATGTATATATTCCACCTAAGCATAAAGGGCTTACAGTTACGGAGCCGGAGTGGGAAGAAAAAGGATTGTCTGATAAAGCAGTAAGGGTTGTATATCCTGTTAAGTTGTTAGACGGAACTATTACTTATCTAACAGCAGACAGAAATAGCGTAAAGGTAAATCTTTTAGCTCATGTTAAGCAAAACTTGTTAAATGTTACGTTTGGTATTTGCAAGGATAAATGGGATGCCACACCAAAGCAAAAAAGCGAGATTAAAGCAAAAAAAGAAGAAATTCTTAATGCTTTGAGAGGTTGCACGACAGTAGATGAAATGCTTGAATGCGAGATTGCAAAGCCGTTTATAAGTGGTGCTTGGCTTGACACTCCGGAGAGCATGATACAGAGAAAAATGTGTAACAATGCAACAAGGAAATATCCTAAGAATTATGACCCAATGGCACGACAGGCACAGGTTGAAATGGACGAGGTATATCAAGTTGCACAGGCTGAAATTGCCGAAAATGCTAATACTGTTGAATTTATAGAGGATAAGGCAGATGTAGTTGACACCACGGCAACAGAAGCAACCGAAGAACAGGCAGAAGATAGCACATTACCGCCATTCATGCAGGCAGAATAGGAGTGGATATGAGAATAATTAGTCAGAATGGCAATGTTGATTTGCCTTATGAGAAATTTGTGTTTGGAATAACAAAAGATAACAAAATTGCTTGTTGCAGAGAATGCGTAGCACCGCCATATGAAATCTATAATGGAATTATTGCAGAGTATTCAAGCAAAGAAAAGGCTTTAAAGGCCATGAAAATGCTTAGAGAGCAGCACGAAAAGGTCGCTTTTCTTAAAACAATAATAAACACCGAAAAAGGTGCTTCATTCGTAAGATGTTTGTCGGAAACTGATTTTGATAAGATGACACAGAATTATTTCCAGTTCCCGAAAGATGATGAGGTGGAAGTATGAAATTAACTTGCTTAGGCTCATCATCAGCAGGCAACTGCTATCTGTTGCAGGCGGACAGTGGAGAAACACTTATCCTTGATTGCGGAATACCGATTAAGGAGATTAAAAAAGGCTTGAACTGGAACATTAAAGATGTTGTGGGTGTGTTATGCACCCATAAACACCTTGACCACAGCAAGTCAGTAAACGATTTTAAGGCTATGGGAATACCAATTTATGCACCATATTTGAAGATTGATTATATGTCAATGAATATGGGCGGATTCACAGTAAAGCCCTTTGATTTAACGACAATAGACGGAAATTGGACACATACTAATGCAAATGGTGAGCCTTGCCCGATATTCGGATTTCTGATTACACACCCAGAAATGGGGAAAATGCTTTACATAACAGATTGTGAAGTTATCAAGTGGAAATTTAAGGACATAAACCACATCCTGCTAGGTGTGAACTATGACAAGGATTTAGTCGATACCGACAATCCGAAAGCTAACCACGTTTTCAGAGGTCACTTATCCATTGATACCGCCTGTGATTTTGTTAAGGCAAACGATTCAGACAGCTTGCAGAACGTCATAATGTGCCATTTATCAAGTGAAAACGCCGATAGTGATAGCTTTATCGAGAAGATGAAAAAAGTCGCTTATGGGGCGAATGTGGATGTTGCAGAGCGTAACAAGGAATGGCTACTTGCTAACCCTAATGAGTGCCCTTTTTAAAAATTAAACAGACAGGAGAAAAATAATGAATATTGTAACACTTTTAGGACGATTGACACGCGACCCGGACATTAGATACACACAGGGTGAAAATGCAATGGCAATAGCAAGATTTACACTTGCCGTTGATAAAAATTTTAAAAAGAAAGACGATAAGGCGAATTTCATTAACTGCGTGGCTTTTGGCAAAATAGCTGAAACAGTAGAAAAGCACGTATTCAAAGGCTCAAAGATTGCAGTTATCGGTGAGTGGACTACAGGCAGTTACAAGAATAGAGACGGAAACACAGTCTACACTAACGATTGCAACATATCTAAGTTGGAATTTTGCGACAGTAAAAATTCAAGCGGCAGCAGCGCAGAACCACAGCCAAAACCCGATGACAGCTTTATGTCAATCCCTGATGGTATTGGCGAGGAATTACCATTTAATTAAAGAGGTGTGAGTATGACAGAGAATGAAGTAATTAAAGAAGTTAGATTCAATATGTCAGAAATAGGATTAAATGATGAAGCAGCTAAAAGAGTTAGTGAAGCAAAAAACATTGCAGTACAGGCACTTGAAAAGCAGATACCGAAGAAACCGGATTTTACAGAAGATAAAGAATTTGCTTTATGTCCTTGTTGCAATGGTAAGGGCTTGTTTAACAAACAGAAATATTGTGATAATTGCGGTCAAAAATTAGATTGGAGTGATGAAGTATGAGATTAATTGACGCGGATGCACTAAAGAAAGATTTAGAATCGGTTACTTTAAGCAATGGAACTTTGCTCAATACAAATGCAGTATTGCTATTACTGGATAAATATCCGACCGCCTATAATGTAGACAAGGTTGTGGAGCAGTTGGGGGAAAGAAGCATGCTGTCAAGGCATATAGGAATGGTACCATTGAAAGAAGCCATTGAGATTGTAAAACGAGGTGGAAAGGAGTAAGCATGAGACTAATTGACGCAGATAATTACAAAGGCAAAATAATTGCAAGTCACTGTTATAGCGGAGTAAATAAGCTGATAAATGTTGACGATGTGCCAACAGCTTATGATGTAGACAAGGTTGTAGAACAATTGAAGTTGACTTCAAAGACTGCACTTGATTTGGCAATAAAAAGAATACCGGGATTTAGATTTATGGCACCTGGTTTTCAAGCTTTGATAGATGAGTGCTTTGAAGAAGCTGTGGAAATAGTAAAGGCGGGTGGAAACATTGAATTATCAGAACATAGCAAGAACCAAGGCGATAGAACAGGAAAATAAAAAGCGACTATTGAAGCTGAATCCAAAGCTAAACGACAGGAGTGGGATTTACTTCTTACTCCGAGAAGACGAAAACGGATTTAAGTATGCGTATGTCGGACAGGCGGTACATACACTTAGCAGATTGGCAAGCCACCTTGTAGGTTATGCACAGCATATAGACCTTAGTTTGAAACGCCACAAGCTGTACGACAAAGAGAAAAACCCTTATGGTTGGCGAGTTGAATTTCTGAATTTTCCCGAAAGTCAGCTTGACGAAAAAGAGAAGTATTACATCAAACTATATGCCGATAATGGTTATCAGCTTAGGAATGTCAGTTTAGGCGGTCAAGGAGAAAATCGTGCTAGTGGTTCAATAGGCGAGAGAAAAGCGCCTAAGGGCTATCTGCAGGGCGTACAGCAAGGTAGAAAGAACCTCGCAAGGGAATTATCGCATATCATCGAAAAACACCTTGTTGTGACGATTAGAGAGGATAAACAGGGCAATAAGGTGTCACAGAAGCAACTAGATAAATTTATGGAGCTTATTAATGCAGATTCATATAAGGACGTTGAGTAAATGAAAAGAAAGGCGGCAATTATGGATAAATCACAACACTTAGAAGAAATAAAATCAACTACTGAGAATTGTTACAACATTGGATATAAGTGTGGATATGAAGCAGCGATAGAAAATTTGAAAAAAATCATTGCAAATATGCATGTTGATATATCTGCTAAGATGATTAACGATGAGTTATTAGGCAAATTAAACAGCGTTGTGGAGAGGTAAGGCATGACCGCTTGTTTATTGAACCATAGTTCCTGAAAAATCAAGTATTTATGAGAAAGGAAAAAAGAAAATGAATGAAGAAATGATGTTTATAGCTTGTAATGTTCCAAAGTTTTTAGAGGAACAGATGAATAAAATGAAAGACGCTCTTACAGGTGGTATGAACGAAGATAATCTTAAAGGTTTTGAGTATGCAGTAGATACTATGTTAAGTATTCTTAGGCAGACAATTCATGCAGCCGAGATGGATGATGAGATTCTTGTGCATAGCGATAAAATCGCTGATGAGAATGAATTAGAAGAGTTTGATTTACATGATTTGTTAGAACTTTATGGTTGCAGAGTTGTGGCAAACTTACAGAAGAAAAGTGTTTAATGTTGTAAACTGAAATTTAGAAAGGATGCCAGTCTGGTAAGAGAAAAGAACAGGCAAAGTAAATAATTTTATCCAAAACTTAAAAGAAAAAGGCACTACCGAGATAACACTTGATATAACAACAACAGGCAAAGGAATTGTCTATACATTAATTTGGTAGATATCCTGAAATCAAAAGAGAATTTGATGTAAAGATAAATTAGGATTTATGGAGGTAGATATATGATTACGCAGATAGGATTTTTAAGAAAAGGAGATGTGTTCAGATTTGAGGGTGATATTTACAAAGTAGGACATTTGTTGGAGAGTACAAATGGGTATGTTTCCTGTATTGATGTTAATACAGGAAAGAAAAAAAGATTGCATATTGATGTTGATGTAGAAATTGAACAGGCAAACTGAAATTTGTTGAAAGGAGTAAAACAGAGTGAAGTTTTTAAGCAAGAAGAAATGTGAAGAAATCCTGAAAAGAATTACTGCAAATGAAATTATTCAAGCAGAGTACGGGCTACACGATATGGAAGCGGAAACAAAAGCAACGGAAAATAGAGCAGAGATAGCTTTTATTGTCGGTGGCTTCAGGGGTATGAACAAGGTGCAGAACACATTGAGAAAAAGATATAACAATATAAACCACGAGGAAAAAGATTAAAATATATCAACCGAAACTTGAAGAAAATAGGAGATTAATTAAATGGCAGAACGCAGAATGTTTGCTAAGAAAATAACTGAAAGTGACGCTTTTCTCGATATGCCGAGCAGTACTCAAATGCTTTACTTTCACCTATCCATGAATGCTGACGATGATGGATTTGTTAATAATCCCAAGAAAATACAGCGTATGTGTGGCGCTAGTGATGATGATTTTAAACTGCTGATTGCAAAATCGTTTGTGCTTTTATTTGAAAGCGGTGTGATTGTGATTAAGCATTGGAAAATGCACAATTACATACAGGCTGACAGATACAGACCTACTGATTATGTTGAAGAAAAATCAATGTTGGGATTAAAGAAAAATAAAGCATATACCCTTGATGAAAGCAAAATGTATACAAAGTGTATACAAGATGTATCCGTAGGTAAGGATAGTATAGGTAAGATAAGTATAGATAAGGATAGTATAGTTAAGGATAGTAAAGGGGAGAGTGTGAGAGGGGAAAAAACAAAACGCTTTATTCCCCCAAGTGTTGAAGAAGTCGAGCAGTACTGCATTGAGAGAAGCAATAACATTGATGCTCAATCATTTATTGATTTTTACGAATCCAAAGGCTGGATGATTGGCAAAAACAAAATGAAAGACTGGAAAGCAGCAGTCCGGACTTGGGAAAGAAGTCGAAAACAGGAAAATAAAGAAAATGTGTTTGATGAATGGAGAAATGCTTAATGACAAGAGATGAAACAATTAAACTCTTAATGGTTATCCAGTCGGCATATCCGAATTTTAAACCACCGGATAAAACAGTAGCAGTTGATACGTGGTACACGATGCTTAGGGATATGGATTACAACGTTGTGCAAATGGGCTTGAGAGCCTATATAACATCCGATACAAGTGGTTTTGCACCAAGCATAGGGCAGTTGATAAACACAATATACCTCACTCAGAATCCACAAGAACTAAACGAGATGGAAGCATGGGCGCTTGTCAGCAAAGCACTACGAAATGGCTATTATGGTGCTGTTGAAGAATTTGACAATTTGCCACCACTGGTACAGAAAGCAGTAGGTACTCCCGATAATTTACGAAATTGGTCGCAAACAAACACGGAGAGTGTTGAAAACGTTATTCAATCAAACTTCATGCGGTCGTACCGAACAGTCGTGAAAAGAGAAGAAGAAATCAAGAAAATGCCTGCAGACGTACAAGCATTGATTGAGAATGCTAATAAAGACTCATATTTGGCTCAAATCGACTCTAAAAATCAACAGACGATAAAACTATCGCTTGAAGATAATAAAAGCCAAAATAAGCCGATTAAAGGTGTTCCAATGCCAAAAGAAATTAAGGAACGTATCGAGCAGATGAAAAGATAGGAGGTAAGAGGTTTTGGTCGACCAATTAAAACATGTTTTACTCCTAGCGAAAAATGATAAAAGACAAGTATTCAAGGCAGAGATATGAAGCGCGAAAAGCCAGTAACCTTTGCGTGCTTTGTGGAAAACCACTTGACAGAGAAGGTGTGGTTTGTACGGCATGTAACAGCAAACGTACAGCATATGGCCGAGAGCTTTATAAAAAATTACAGGCAGTTGGTGTTTGCCCTAGATGTGGTAAGAATTTGCTATATGGTGACGAAAAAAGCTGTATCGAGTGTAGGGCAAAATCAGCCGAAGCTGCATCAAAGAAACGTGCTGCTGATGTTGAAAAATACAACGAACGACAAAAAGTATGGCGAAAAGCACGATACGAAAAAGACAAGGCAAATGGCATATGCACACGCTGTCGTAAGAGGAAAGCAGACCCAGGACATACCACTTGCACATTTTGCAGAGAAACAATGAGAAGAGCACACGTTAAAATGCCTGAAAGAACCGGCAGATATGAACAGGGACTATGTTTTTTCTGCGACAATCCGGTGAAGCCCGGATATAAGGTCTGTGAAATGCACTATCAGCAGAACGTTAAGAATGCAACTTGTGAAAAGGCAAACATAGCACGACAGAAGATAAAAGAAAGGAGTCCGCAATGGACACCTTGAAAGATTTTTACGAGTTTTACCGACCACTGCAAAGGAAATATGGCTTGCAAATGATTTACAAAACAAATAGCAAGGAAGCAAAAATAACTATCCGGTGGCGCGGTAAAGAGCTTGTAAAAGTCGCAGAAGAAACTACCGAAGCCTGTTTTATCAGGGCAAAACGAGAACTTGAAGAAAGAATGAAGAAATATGAGCAACAAACTAAAACCAAAGAAAAAGCACAAAGAGCCGGATTTTACATGGACAAAATCCGAGAGAGTTACGCTGAAAAACAGCAATAGCCGTAGAATTGAGATTATCGGCAACATATTTGACAATCCGGAGTTATTAGAAAGTGAGGAATAATATGAGAATATTTAAAAACGTAGACGAAAAATTAAAAGAGATTGGATTCAACAAAATCTGTGAAGATAAGCATGGTGCTCAATATGAACGTTACAATGCAAAGTACAATTATTGGCAGCGCGTTGACATTTGGCATAAAGCTTCGGGCCGTCATATTTTACAGTCGTACGACAGAGACTTGATGGACGAAAAGAAGATTGGAAATACTAATGTTGGCCTTACAGGATATGAAATGAAGCTTTTTCTTAAAAAAATGAAAAAGCTAGGACTTTATAGCAAAACTGCGGGAATCGAGGGATAGCATGACAGCGAAAAAAGCAATTGAATTTTTGCGAATGCATTTTGAGTATCTAAAAGAAAAATGGAAGCCACATCCTGATTACAACGTTTTAGAGGCGATTAGATTTGCAATATCAGCACTTGAAAAGCAGATACCGAAGAAACCGGATTTTACAGAAGATAAAGAATTTGCTTTATGTCCTTGTTGCAATGGTAAGGGCTTGTTTAACAAACAGAAATATTGTGATAATTGCGGTCAGAAAATAGCCTTTGATTGGAGTGATGCAGAGTGACCAACTTAACAACAGTAGTATACACCGCCCTCATAGTGTTCGGTATAATCAGTCTGACAGAGGTAGCGTTTGCATAGTACGACATCTACGGGCGAGATAAGACCGATGATGATATACAAGAGCAGTGGTGCAGTGAAAATATTAAACATTAATTAATTTATCAGAAAGGAATAGGTTGTCGCGACATAAAACCGAGGTTTCCTTTTGGTAAGAGAAAATGTTGGATTTTGGATATTACAACATGGATTGTATGCAAGGAATGAAAGAATTTCCCGACAAGTATTTTGACCTTGCGATTGTAGACCTGCCATATGGGATTGGAGAAAACGGAGACAAAAACCATACAAGAAGCGGACTAGCGAAAGCAAAGGATTACAAGGCTTTTAGTGGAATGGATTTAAAACCACCAAGCGAAAAATACTTTGATGAACTTTTTAGAGTTTCAAAAAATCAAATTATATGGGGCGCAAATCATTTTATCAGCAAAATGCCGTTTGATAGTAGTTGTTGGATTGTTTGGGATAAAGATAATGGGGATAACGATTTTGCTGATTGTGAGCTTGCATGGACTTCGTTCAGTACTGCAGTAAGGCGAATTAAATACAGGTGGGCTGGAATGCTTCAGCAAAACATGAAACTTAAAGAAAACCGTATCCACCCAACGCAAAAGCCTGTAGCACTATATGAATGGCTATTAAACAGATATGCAAAACCTAATGACATTATACTTGATACTCATGTAGGCAGTGCTAGCAGTCTAATAGCTTGCTATAACACTAATCATAAATTTGTTGGATTCGAGCTTGACGAATACTATTACAAGGTATCAAAGCAGAGGCTAGATACCGAAATGGCTCAAATGAGATTAAGTGATTTTATCGGAGGTGCGGAATGACACAGATAAATAACAAAACTATAAGTGATACGAAATTAATTGAAAGACAATGTGCATACGAGGACAACAAGCCGTGTAACAGTTCATGCCGATACTCAAATACTTGTATACACAGTGCGAGCAAAACCGAAGAATAGGAGATAGGTCTATGAAGTTTTCGAAGCTGACTAGACCGGAACTTGAAGAAATTTTGAAAAATGCCAATTTCACCGATGAGGAAGCGGAAGTTTTTGAGTTACTAGTTGCTGATAAAAGCCTTGAAGAGGTATCACAGAGACTATTAATCTCAAAAACAACCACTTCCCGGAGAGTGGCAGACATTAAAGAAAAGATAGAAAGGAGTCAGGCGATGATTAATAAAGTACCGATATGGGAAAAAGTAACGCTGACGATTGATGAAGCTGCGGAATATAGCAACATTGGAGTAAATAAGCTCCGAGAAATAACAAACAACCCAAGGTGCCAATTTGTTATGTATGTCGGAAAGAGACGATTAATCAAGCGAAAAGAGTTTGAAAAGTATATCGCAGAGACGATAGAGATATAATCAAATGTGGACTTATGTAGCCTTATGTGATATTATAATAAATTGCATAAGGCTTTTTCCATAAGTGAAAGGAGCGAAAATTTAATATGGGAAAGGACTTGAAAGGTAAAGAACTAGGCAGAGGCATTAGTCAGAGAAAAGACAAGTACTATGTTGGCAGATACACGACAAGGAATGGAAAGCGAGTGCAAAAATTATTTGCGAAACTACAAGAGTGTAAAAAGTGGCTTGCTGATGAGCAGTACACTGATGAGCACAGCAATCCCGACTTTCCGTCTGACATGTTGGTTAATGCATGGTTTGACTATTGGATAAGCGTTAAGAAACGCACAGTAAGACCGAACACGCTAAGGAACTACACCGAGAGATACAACCGCAACATAAAGCCTGTTATCGGAAATAAGATACTGCGAGAGGTTAATACGCTCCACTGTCAAAAGATAATGACTAATATGGCTGACGAGGATTACAGGACGGCAACGATATATCAGACACGCATAGCGCTATACAACATGCTTGACTATGCATATCAAAGCGAGATTATCCCCAAAAATCCATGCAATCGCATGGTGAAATCCGACATTGGCAAAGAGTCCTCAAAGAAAGAAGCATTGACGATTGAAAATCAGAAAAAATTCTGTGAAGCTATCAAAGGCACATCATATGAGTATCAATACAGATTTGCCTTGCAGACCGGACTAAGGACCGGTGAGCTTGTGGGGCTGAAATGGGAAGATGTAGACTTTAAAGCTAAGACAATTAAAATTGTCAGAAGCTTAGAGTATAGACATTCAACAGGAGAATGGAGAGAGGGACCACCTAAAAGTAAATCGGGATATAGGACAATTCCACTCACTGATGAAGCTGTATCACTATTGAAATTGCAGAAAGCCAAAAATGCTTCATTCAAATTTATTGACATTCAATGGAGAGACAGAGTGTTTCTGTGCAAGACCGGGGCGCCGGTGAAAAACAGCACATACGATACCGGAATTTACAAAGCGTGTGACAGAGCGCAGATACCAAGATTTTCAATGCACGTATTAAGACATACATTCGCAACAAGATGTATTGAAGCCGGTATGACACCCAAAACCTTGCAGACAATACTAGGACACTCAAACATAGGCATCACGATGAATCTTTATGTTCACACAACAGACGAGCAAAAGAACTTAGAAATGGATAGAGTAGCAGAAGCACTCAAAGTAATATAA